ATCACTGGCCGGTGCGGGCTCGCGCGCACGGGGGTGATACCCCACCCACCCAGGTCGTGTCAAGGTGTCGCGCGTCACGTTGCGTCTGGGCACGGCGTCGCCTACCCTCGCGCGCGTCGCTCGGCAGGCTTGCGCACAGCGCACAGAACGGCTACTCTCGCGCGCCCCTGCCTTCCCCTTGGGCAACCTGTCCAGGGCTGCGCCGAACGGCTGCGAGACGGGCGCACACGGCGTCTGACCAGGCATGACACAGCTCGGCTTGACATCCGGTGTGAACGTGTGGCAATGTTCTGTCTGTCGCCAGGACGGGACAGCAACACAGCGGCTCAGACAGCGCAGGTTGCACAACCGGGAACCACCTGCTACGGTGGGAACCACGCACCACAGAGTGCTCGATCTTCACCAACTCAACAGCGGGTCAGCTTGACACAGTCACCCAAGGTGTGTAACCTTGGCAGGGCAAGCAAGCGACAAGGGAACGGGTGAGCGCCGACGAGGAACCGGGCGCTTCATGAACCGGGATCTCGGGTAACAGCCTTCCCCACCACGTCGCAGCCAGCACAGCCAAGACACCGGGTCACAGCGAAGAGTTGACACCGCGAACCGAGTCTGGTAGAGTTCAGGTAACACAGAACGAACCGCCCGGAGGAACCCCGAGAGGGTAGTACGAAGGCAGCACCAGCTCCTTGAGAACTCAACAGTGGAACTTGCACGATCGGGAAGCCTCCCGGACGGACCGACCTACGGTCGGGGACGTACGCAGCGAAGCACCGGGAGGTACGGCACACAGCAAGTGTGCAACCTTCGCAAGAGGAGAACCCCGATGATCGTCAAGCCTGTGGACTGGAACACCTACGCCGTCGCCATGCGTCACGCTCGTGACGTGTCGGACCGAGTGCGTGAGGCGACCTCCAGCCCTGACGAGATGCCCAGCTCGTACAGCTTCTTCCTCACGGAGGATGCTCTGAGCGGGTACGGCGTGGCCGGTGATGGCACCCTGGTTGGGGTGTTCAGCCTGGTCAAGGGCCGGGGCGAGGCCCTGGTCTGGGACGCCGTACTGCATCACGGTGCAGACAAGCTGGACTGCTTCGATGGCTTCCTGCCTGAGTACTACAAGCGGTTCGGCTTCGCCGAGACTGAGCGCGTCGCGAACTGGACCCCCGGTGAGCCTGACGTGGTCTTCATGGCGCTGAAGGTGTGATACCTTCGCAAGGGTGAGCGGCACACTCCCTGGTTCGAGTCCAGGGCACCCACTGAGACGCAAGAGGTGCGTCTCTGATCGAGAGGAACAACCATGCCTGTCTCCCTGGCCAAGACCCCTGTCTCCATCGAGAAGGGTCGCCAGATCGCCGCTCTGAACGCGGCTCTGCGTCGGAACGACCTGCGTGCCCTGTCGGACCTGTTCTGGTTCGGCTCGGTCCGCAACGGCAAGTGAACGCGGTAGTCAGCTACCGATTCCCAGCTCGACAGAAGGGGTGCCCCTGGTACTGGGGGTACCCGTCCGAACACAGGAGGAGTGCAAGATGAAGAAGTGGTTCAAGCGAGCGATGATCACGGTTGCCTGTTTGGCTCTGGCCGGGGCAGTGGTCGACTCGACAGAGCGTGACGCTTCGGCTGCTCCGCAGCCGGTTCCGCCGAAGGCGGTCGCCGTTGCGCCCAAGCTGCCTACCACCCCGTGCCCGGACGACGACTCCGAGTCGAAGAACTGCTACTGGGACGCGGCGCAGCGTGGCAACGGTGAGGGCTACTCGTACTGGGTCGACGCGAACGGGAAGGTCACGTACCTCGACCCGAAGCTGAACGACCCGCTGAAGCGCAAGGCGTTCGTGCGCCAGATGGAAGCCAAGGGATGGGAGTACTGGGGCGTCGTCTTCGGACACCGGCTCTGCTACGCCAAGGTCGGCGACACCTCGTACATCCGCTGCTTCGACGGCTTCCGCGAGACCTCGTGACACATGCACACATGAGTGTGTAACCTGTGCAGCACAGCGCGACCGGCAGACACCTGGGTTCGAGTCCCAGGCGCGCACTCGGCTCCCCATCCGGGGTGAGCCTTCCTGAGAGGAACCGACAGTGATCGGCGGAGTAGTGCGAGGCAGCGACTTCAGGTGCTGGAACTGCATCGACTTCAGCTCGTACGAGCGGGAGACGAACTCCGGAGACGCTGCGGAGAAGTGCACCTACTGCAAGGGACCGGTCTGGTCCCAAGAGGAGAACACCGTGAACGTCGACATCGACACCGTGCAGGAGTACGCGGACAACGCTCTGGTTCGTCCGAGCGACGCGGCCTTCTGGGACTCGCGGTGCTACGAGACGCACGTCCCCGTGATCGGGTGGGCGGACCGGGGTGACGACATCCTGGAGGAGTCCAACTTCCACAGCGCGAAGGCCCTGATCGAGGGTGCCGCGACTGAGGAGGAGCACGTCTTCGAGGGTTCGGCCGGTCACTGGCTGGTCGGAAGCCTGACGCAGGTCTGGGTCCAGGTGTACGAGACCCGACCCGAGTGCAACACGATCCGGTGCGAGGAGGAGGCCGACTACGTCGCCACCTACCGCTCGGGTGATGAGGACGGGTACTTCTGCGCCGAGCACCGCGAGGGTCTGGAGGGCAGCGTGATCGCGCAGCTCCTGGGCATCGAGTGGGAGGAGTACGCCCCCGAGTTCACCGCAGCGTTCATCGAGGCGGTGGAGATCCAGGAGGCGCTGAAGGACTACCCGATCCTGGATGAGTCCGACTTCTCCGAGCGGGAGTGGGTCCGCTTCGAGGAGAACTGTGACGAGGCTCTGCGTGACGCTCGGAGCGCGTACGAGGACGACACCACTGCGGATGAGGTGGAGATCGAGAACCGGATCTTCAGCGACTCGGCCCTGTCCGACCTGTTCGGCTACGAGGGGAACGCAGAGGTGAGCTGGGAGCGGGTCGCAGAGATCTACGCGGAGTACCGCGACGCCTACTTCCTGGAGCGGGCGACGGAGGTCTACCGCTGGAACTACCTGGGGTACAACCCCGACCAGCTCGAACTGCCCATCGTGATCATCATCGCTGCCTGACGCAGCAAGGGTGAGCGGCACACGCCAGGGTTCGAGTCCCTGGCACCCACTGGACACCGGAGGAGTGTCCGACCCAACAGAGTCCGAGGAGGACCATCGTGCGCAAGATCCGTGACACCGAGACCCGCTCCGTCAAGCGCGACTCGCGTCGCAAGGACAAGGCGGAGACCCTGCGTCGGAAGCAGATCCGCGCCAACAAGTCGGCCCAGCCGGTCGCTGCCTGATCCCGAGAGGACACCATCGTGACGAACCACAGCAAGATCGCGAACACCCTGACTGACGAGAACGTCCAGGACATCATCGAGACCGCGCAGTACGGCGGGATCACGTACTGGGCACTCCAGCCGACTCAGGAGGAGTTCGACGCCCTTCCCGAGGGCAAGGAGTACACCATCGTGGAGGGCGAGTTCGACGCCTGGATCGGCGGTGAGCGTGAGGTCGAGGAGGTGCACTACCTCAGCAAGGACCAGATCCGAGCGGCGTACGCCCGACTCCTGGACCTCGATCAGCGGTACGTGAACCGCGAGTACCACGGGTACATCCTGGACTCCTGGCGTGACCGTACCGACCGCGACGGCATCGACACCGGCTCGATCGACGCGGGTACGGCGGACATCATCGTCCAGGTCGCAGCGTTCGATGAGGTTCGCTACGGCTGAGTTGTGCAAGCTGCGCACAGTGTGCTACCTTCGCACTGTCCGCAAGGGAGACCGGCAGACACCGGGGTTCGAGTCCCCGGCTCCCACTGGGTGCAGTCAGCACCCTCCCTGAGCAGAGGAGCGAAGCATGGACATCATGGCTGACATCAAGGGGTACGGCCCGTACTGGCTGGCCCGTGAGGCGGACACGATGGAGCCCGACGACCACAACAGCGCTGGTGCCCTGTTCCTGGCGAGTGTCCGGGACTCGGTGATCGAGCGGGTCGAGTGGGAGGTCGAGCACAACGAGCTGACCCTGGTCGAGGCTGCGGAAGAGGTCCGCGACGGTGACGCACTCGGTGAGATCGCGGACGGTGCGCCGAGCGTCTACACCTACGACGCATGGAAGCAGTTCGTGGACCTGGGTGCCTTCCGGGAAGACCTGGAGCCCCACGAGCTGAAGATGAGCGAGCTGGACAAGGTCGCTGGGATCGCGCTGTACCACGTCGCCTACCGACTGGCGTCGGTCCTGCTGGAGCAGATCATCGAGAACGGCGAGGAGAACTGATCATGAGCGCGATGGGCAACCTGGTGGTCGAGCTGATCGACTACGAGTCGGGCAACCTGGACGACACCGACACGCTGGACCTGTTCGCGAAGCTCGTCAAGAGCGGCTTCGCCTGGAGCCTCCAGGGTAGCTACGGGCGCACCGCCCAGGCCCTGATCAACGAGGGGTGGATCTCCGAGACCGGCGAGGTCTTGGCCTACCCCTGAGTGTGCAACCTTCGCACAGGGTGACCGGCAGTCACCTGGGTTCGAGACCCAGGCACCCACTGGACGCACGAGCGTCCTCGACCGAGAGGAACTGATCACAGTGAAGTGCAGCGTCACCAACAGCCAGGGCATCGGCTGCAAGAACGAGGTCAACGTCGCTGGCTCCATGTGCACGACGCACCGGGACCGACTGATCCGCTGGGGTCACGTCGGCAAGGACACCCCCATCCGTGCGTACACCACTCGCACCGAGACCGCCGACATCAAGCGACTCACGGGCGAGACGCAGGAGGAGCGCTTCTTCTCCCGCGTGGTCAAGGGTCCGGAGTGCTGGAAGTGGGACGGCGGCACTCAGAAGAACACCGGTTACGGACAGCTCCGCTTCTACGACGCCGTGACCACCGCCCACCGAGCCGCCTGGGTCATCGCCTTCGGCGAGATCCCCGAGGGCGTGAAGGTCCGCCAGACCTGCGGTGACCGGCTCTGCGTCCGGCTCACCCACCTGGAGGCCGTCTTCACCGATGGCTCCCCCTTCTACTCCGCAGAGGAACTGCTCGCCGCCTGAGTGCGGCAGGGGTGACCGGCAGGCACCGAGGTTCGAGCCCTCGGCACCCACTCGGAACCATCCGACATCACCGAGAGGAACGGATCATGAGCACAGCGTGGGCTCATCTGCACCTGCCTCGCTTGACGGCGGGGGAGACGCCGGACGTGATCAGCCTGAAGATCCCCGGCCAGAAGATCGACTACGTGTCCTGGGTCGAGCTGGACACGCCGACGTTCAAGGTCAGCGAGGCTGGCCGCCAGCGCTGCATCCGCGAGGGTGTGCGCAACGTCCACGCCTGGGTCGTGGGCGACGTGATCGGCGAGGGGCGGGGCAAGGCCCTGGCCTGGAGCCTGAACCTCCGTCGAGCGATCTACGACCCCTGGAAGGGCGGGTCCTTCGTGGACGCCGAGACCTTCGAGCCTGTGCACTCCGCCGCCCGCGCTGTGCTGGTCGGCAAGCACGTCTACTACGTCTGAGAGGAACCCAGACAGTGCCCTTCTTCACCTACAACCAGAACAACTCGGGTGGATCGTTCGCCTACGACGGGGACGCCGGGATCACGCACTACGTGATCATCGAGGCGGACGACGCGAGGCACGCGAACTACCTGGCCGAGCGCATCGGCCTGTACTTCGACGGAGACGGCGACTGCGAGTGCTGCGGTAGCCGCTGGTACGAGGCATGGGACGACGAGAAGGGCGACCCCGTGCCGAGCATCTACGGGGAGCCGATCTCCGACCGCGACTTCACCGATGGGTGGATGGGCGGAGACCCCGAGGCGTACGTCCACTACAAGGAAGGCCCCTTCCAGGGGTACGGCTTCGCCACCAAGATCCTGAACTGATCCACGTTGCACACTCTGGCGGAGTGTGCTACCTTCTCAACCCACACCGAGCGACACCAACACAGCAGGGGAGAACACACCAGTGAGCTTCAACCGCATCACCGTCGACACCGTCATCGCCAAGGTCGAGCGTCTGCCGCACGTCGAGTCCCCCGAGGAGCGGGACGCCCTGGTCGCCGAGATCCGGGACGACATCGAGGTGCTGACCTCCGAGGCGTACGACGACGGCCACTCGGACGGCTACTCCGAGGGTGAGGACGCCGGTTACCAGGACGGCTACGACTCGGGCACCTACGACAACGACAGGTACGACGAGGGCTTCGAGGACGGCAAGGAGGAGGGCTACTCGGACGGCTACGAGGCGGCCCGCGAGGAGTTCGAGGACGCCGCGTAACCTCCTGTCTTCCAGCGCATTCCGAGTCTGGAGCATCGCCCAGGTCAAGCACCTGGGCGGTGTGCTGCACTCGGGCAGCAACTCACATGAGAGGAACGAGCAAGACATGGAAGAAGCGGTATCGGTCGAGTCGCGCAAGCGAAGCATGGCCAACGCAGTGCAGAAGGAAGTGGTCGCGGGCTTCCGCGTCGAGTCCCAGACGGACACGAACGCGGTCCTGGTGAAGGGCAAGCCCACGAACCACGTCCTCCACCTGATCCTGACCCTCGTCACCTTCGGCCTCTGGTCGATCGTCTGGATCATCATGGCGGTCGCCAACAAGGAGACCCGCGTGATGCTCCAGGTGGACGAGTACGGACAGATCCTGCGCCAGCAGGTCTGAGCTTCCGAGTTCGGAGCATCGGCCACGTCTCGTACGTGGTCGGTGTGCTGCAACCCGGCAGCCTGCGAGAGGAGGCCCGGCGAGTGAGCCGAGCTGACAGCGGATGGGAGTACGGCGAGTGGGGTGCCCGATGGGCACCGACCACCGAGATCGCCATCGCTGAGATGACAGTCGGCCTGTACGGCGACGAGTACACCGAGCTGCGACGCCAGCTCGATGACCTGGTCCGTGCGGTCCGTCGAGACGTGGCCGAGGAGCTGCGTGACCACGACGTGCCGGACGTGATGGGCAAGAACTTCTACGTACCGCTGGGGCTCGGCTACGCCGCCGATCTCGTGATGCCTGACTACCCCGAGGAGGACTGAGAGTGAGCAAGAACACCATCAAGATCGGCATGGTCAGCGTGGACTCGGGCACCGTGTTCGTGGGTGACCCCTGCTACACCGTGACCGGCGACGCGAGCAACCACGTCAAGACGTGGCGCGAGTGGTGCGACCGGTCTCCCTTCGGAACCTTCCCGCTCGACGTGACCGAGCCGGTCGGCCCTGGCCTGGGCCTGAGCATCCCCACCTACTGGGGTGACGGCGGTTACCCGGTGTACGCCGAGATCGAGAACGGCCGAGTCCGCCGAGTCACCATCGACTTCGACCCGAGCTTCGAGGAGGACGAGTGACCCTGCTCGTCGGGCTCTCGGGCTACGCCCGGAGCGGCAAGAACGAGGCGGCCAACGCCCTGGTCAACGGAGGCTGGAGGCAGGCAGCCTTCGCCGACAAGCTCCGCGACTTCCTGTACGCGGTGAACCCGAAGATCAAGACCTGGCCGGACACCCCGCCCTACGAGCTGCGTCGAGTGATCGACACCTGGGGCTGGGAGCAGGCCAAGGACCGCTTCCCCGAGGTGCGCGAGCTGCTTCAGCGCACGGGCACCGAGGCCGGGCGAGAGATCCTGGGCGAGAACGTCTGGGTGAACGCCCTGCTCGGCGGCTTCGACCGCGAGAACGACGCCCTGGTGGTCACGGACGTGCGCTTCCCCAACGAGGCGGACGCGATCCGCGAGCGAGGCGGCACGCTGATCCGAGTCGAGCGCCCTGGTGTCCTCCCGAAGAGGGCGTCCGATGGGACGGTCCACCGCAGTGAGACCGCGCTCGACCGCTACGGCTTCGACCATGTGATCGTGAACGACATGAACGTCGAGTACCTGCACGGCCAGGTGATGCTCGCCACCTTCGCTGGCCCCCAGCGCAGCTTGCTCACCCGCTGGTGAGTGTGTAACGTGGACAACGTGAGAGAGGACAGCGACACAGTGACACTGACGGACTACGAGGCGATCTCGAACCTGCCGGTTGGCTCGAAGGTCATCGACAACGACGGCGACACGGGCGAGAAGCTGGCGAACGGCGAGTGGTACGTGCCCGGCTTCGGCTCGAAGCAGGACGCCTACTTCTTCACCCTGCCGGTGGAGGTCGAGACGCTGGGCGAGGTTGGCCCGAGCTTCCGGGCCGTCGACATGCCCGAGATCCACACGCTGCGAGACCTGGAGGCGCTGCCGGACGGCACGCTGATCGTGGGCCTGGACCCACAGGAGACGATCCGGTTCAAGCAGGACGGCAACTGGATCGACCCGAAGAAGCCGCTCGGCACGACGTGGGGGCTGAACACCTACGTCCTGGCCAGAAGGTACGGAGTCCAGGTGGTTCTCCAGCCGGTGTGAACGTGTGACAGGGCGGACTGAACGAGCAGACGGAGGGGTGCAAGGCCCCTCCCGCCCGCTGGATCGAGCGAAGGGAGCACACAGTGCGGATCACTCCGCGAGCCCAAGAGGTCAACGCGGTGGTCGAGGTTCTGGAGTCGGGGGAGTACGACGACGCCAAGTCTCTGGCCAAGGCACTGATCAAGGAGGTCGCGCAGATCCTCGCCCAGCGGGACGGCTTCGCGCTGGCCCACACCTGGGAGGACGGGACGCGCGGCCTGAACTTCGGCCCCTTCGGGACCGAGGGCGACGCCCAGAAGTTCGGGGAGCGCCTGGGAGGGGTTGGCGGCACGGCTCACGTCGTGAAGCTGAGCAGCCCCGAGGTTCTGATCGCGAACCAGGACGGGAAGAAGGGCTGGACGCCCTTCTGCCTGGTCGAGGGGTGTGGACACGCGCCCTTCACCCACAGCATGGCGGGCACCAGTAGGGGTGCCTGCATGGTCGACGGCTGCGAGTGCAGCACGTACCGGAAGTAGGGAGAACTCACCAATGAAGACTGTCCGCTACACCTCGTGCCCGTGCGGAGTGAAGAGGTCGTTCTTCTCCGAGCGAGAGGCTGAGAAGGCCCTCGGTCGAGCCAAGGCCAAGAGGCAGCGCACCGCCGAGTCCCGAGGCACTGGTCGCGGCCTCCGCACCGAGTCCAGGTACTACGAGTGCGACGCCAGTGGCCTCTTCCACCTCACCGCCGAGTCCCGCAGCCACTACGAGTCCCGGCTCGCGGCGTGACCGAGTTCGTTCACCTCCACAACCACTCCGAGTACAGCCTCCTCGACGGGGCCGCTCGGATGAAGCAGATGGTCGCCGAGGTCGCCCGCCAGGGTGCTCCAGCCGTCGCAGTGACGGACCACGGCAACCTTCACGGTGCGTACGACTTCTTCACCTCGGCGCAGGCCGCTGGGGTCAAGCCGATCATCGGCATCGAGGCGTACATGGCCCCGGACTCCCGCTTCGACCAGGAGCGAGTCCAGTGGGGCGAACCCGAGCAGAAGCGGTACGACGTGAGCGGTCGCGGTGCGTACACGCACCTCACGATCCTCTCCACGAACAAGACCGGCCTGCACAACCTCATGAAGCTCAGCTCGCGGTCGTACCAGGAGGGCCTGCTCGGGAAGTACCCGCGCATGGACTTCGAGCTGGTCGCCGAGCACAACGAGGGCCTGGTCGTCACGACTGGCTGCCCTGGCGGTGCGATCATGACCCGGCTCAACCTCGGGCAGTACGACGAGGCCGTGAAGGAGGCTGGTCGGTACCTGGAGGTCTTCGGTCGTGACCGGTACTTCCTGGAGCTGATGGACCACGGCATCGAGATCGAGCGCCGGGTCCGCGAGGATCTGTACCGGCTCGGGAAGCACCTCGCGCTCACGCCGGTCGTCACGAACGACTCGCACTACGTCACCGCCGAGGAGTCGGTCGCTCACGACGCGCTGCTGTGCGTCCAGACCGGCACGACGCTCGACAACCCGAACCGGTTCCGCTTCGAGGGCTCGGGGTACTTCCTGAAGTCGGCCGCCGAGATGGCGGCCATCGACTCCTCTCCCATCTGGGAGTGGGGGATGCGGACCACGCTGGACATCGCTGAGATGGTCGACACGACCGGCATGTTCGAGCACGAGAACCTGATGCCGAAGTTCCCTGTGCCACAAGGGCACACGGAGATCACCTGGTTCGAGAACGAGGTGCAGGAGGGTGCCCGTCGTCGGTACCCGAACGGCACGGACTACGAGCACGGCAAGCAGCTCCAGTACGAGATCGACATGATCATCCAGATGGGGTTCCCGTCGTACTTCCTCGTCGTCGCGGACTTCATCCGCTGGGCGAAGGAGAACGGCGTCTGGGTCGGCCCTGGGCGAGGCTCGGCGGCCGGTTCGCTGGTCGCCTACGTCCTCGGGATCACCGACCTCGACCCGCTGGAGCACGGGCTCATCTTCGAGCGGTTCCTGAACCCCGAGCGCGTGTCCATGCCCGACGTTGACATCGACTTCGATGACCGGCGTCGTGGTGAGGTGATCCAGTACGTCACCCAGAAGTACGGGGCCGACAAGGTCGCCCAGATCGCGACGTACGGACGGATCAAGGCGCGCAACGCGATGAAGGACGCGGCTCGCGTGCTCGACAAGCCCTTCCAGGTCGGCGAGAAGCTGACCAAGGCGTACCCGGCCGATGTGATGGGCAACTCGATGCCCCTGGAGGGCATCTTCAACCCCGAGCACAAGCGGTACGACGAGGCGGGCGAGATCCGTGGCCTGTACGAGTCCGACCCGGACGCCAAGGAGGTCATCGACACCGCGCTCGGTCTCGAAGGTCTCGTCCGGCAGATGGGCGTGCACGCGGCCGGTGTGATCATGTCCGACGAGCCTCTGGTCGACCACATCCCGGTTTGGGTCCGGCCGCAGGATGGCGCGACGATCACGCAGTTCGACTACCCGAGCTGCGAGGCTCTGGGCCTGCTGAAGATGGACTTCCTCGGGCTCCGGAACCTCACGATCATGGGCGACGCGGTCGAGAACATCCGGCGCAACCGTGGGGAGCACGTCGACCTGGAGAACATCCCTCTGGACGACGCCCCGACGTACGAGCTGCTGGCCAGGGGCGACACGCTCTCGGTCTTCCAGCTCGACGGCGGCGCGATGCGCTCACTGCTCCGCCTGCTGAAGCCCGACCACTTCGAGGACATCTCGGCCGTCGTCGCGCTGTACCGTCCGGGTCCGATGGGCGTGGGGTCTCACACGAACTACGCCCTCCGGAAGAACGGGCAGCAGGCGATCACGCCGATCCACCCCGAGGTGGCCGAGTCCCTGTCGGAGATCCTGGACCCGACATTCCAGCTCATCATCTACCAGGAGCAGGTGCAGAAGGTTGCACAGGTCATGGCCGGGTACACCCTGGGTCAGGCCGACCTGCTTCGCCGGGCGATGGGCAAGAAGAAGCCCGAGGTTCTGGCCAAGGAGTTCGAGAACTTCCAGAAGGGAGCGAAGGAGCGGGGCTACTCCGACGACGCGATCCGCACCGTGTGGGACGTGCTCGTGCCCTTCGCTGGCTACGCCTTCAACAAGGCGCACTCCGCTGCGTACGGGCTCATCGCCTACCGCACGGCGTACCTGAAGACGCACTACCCGGCCGAGTACATGGCGGCCGTGCTCACCTCGGTGGGCGACGACAAGAACAAGATGGCCACGTACCTCGGAGAGGCACGGCGGATGGGGCTGCACGTCCTGCCGCCCGACGTGTCGGTCTCGAACAGCTCGTTCACTCCCAACGGGGAGAGCGAGATCCGCTTCGGACTGACCGCCGTGAAGAACGTGGGCGAGGGCATGGTCGCGGAGATCGCCGAACTCCGGGAAGCCTGGGGGAAGTTCACTTCCCTGCCGGACTTCCTGAAGGCAGCGACTCAGGCGACCGTGAGCAAGCGAGCCATCGAGTCCCTGATCAAGGCCGGTGCCTTCGACTCGACCGGAGCTACCCGCAAGGGTCTGGCCGAGCAGCACGAGGCCCTGGCCGACAACGCCGACCGGCTCGGGGCACCGGGTCTGTTCATCCCTGCCGACACCGAGCCGATCAAGCTCGCAGTGGGGGAGGACTGGGCGAAGGGTCCGCTTCTCTCCATCGAGCGGGAGATGCTGGGCCTGTACGTCTCCGACCACCCGCTCGCCGGGCTCGGAGCGTCGCTCCGTGCGCAAGCTACACACTCTGTCGCCGATGTTCTGGACGACCGTGCCCAGGAGGGCATGACCGTGCTGATCGGCTGCCTGGTCTCGTCCGTCGAGATCAAGACCAACAAGCGCGGCCAGAAGTGGGCCGTCGCCGAGCTGGAGGACCAGACCGGATCGGTCGAGTGCGCCTTCTTCGCGGGCTCCTACGGGGACGTGAGGGACGTGCTGGTCCAGGACGCCATCGTCTTCGTGCGAGGCCGTCTGGAGTACCGCGACGGCTCGCCTCAGCTCATCGGCATAGGTGTCCAACTTGCGCAGAACCTTGTACGTGTGCAAGATGGACCTGTCGTCATCGAGCTGCCGATCACCGGCCTCAACGACAAGACCGCGCCGGTCCTGGCGAAGATCCTCGACCGGCACCCTGGCCAGACCGAGGTCTTCCTCCGTCTCGTCGGACCTGGCGTGACCCAGCACATGCGGGTCGGGAAGTACCAGGTCACCCACAGCCCGGCGCTCGATGCCGAGCTGTCCCAGTTCACGCAGTCCGTTCACAACTGAGGAGATGTGAGAGTGTCGCAGAACACCGAGCCCGTGGCCATCGTCTACGGCTACCACCAGGCCCGCCTCTTCCCCGAGGTCAAGCCCGAGAACGTCATCCCGTTCCGCCTCATCCACCTCCTGAAGGACCGAGCCCCTTCGGTCATCTACCGCACTGGCTTCGGCAAGAGCGCTCTGGCCTGGCGGATGCTCGCCCGGCTGGAGGAGTTCGCCTGGCAGGGCACGCCGATCATCCACGAGAGGCAGCTCCGCGAGGAAGTCGCCGCGTGACCAGCACCTACCTCTTCGTCATGTTCGTCTCTGCCCTCCTGCTGGGCACCGCCATGGGCCTCTGGCTCGGATCGGAGATCTTCCGCAAGTGACCACCGACATCACCTTTCGCTCGGACATCCACGTCGAGCTGATCAAGTCCAACGCCTCCGACACCGACGTGGCGCAGGCCGCCTGGGTCTCGACCTACGGCAAGGACATCCCGACTGACCGAGCTGACCGTGTCGACGGCCTGATCAACTTCCTCATGCGGGACAGGCACGGCTCGCCCTTCGAGCACAACAGCTTCACCTTCTACGTCGAGGCCCCGGTGTTCGTGGCCCGCGAGTGGTTCCGTCACCGTGCTGGCTGGAGCTACAACGAGGAGAGCGGCCGGTACAAGCAGCTCGAACCCACCTTCTACGTGCCGTCGCCGGACCGGAACCTGGTCCAGGTCGGCAAGCCCGGTGCCTACACCTTCGAGCCCGGCACCAACTTCCAGAAGGGGCTCGTCCCCTACGTCTTCGAGCACACCTACTCCACGGTCTACGAGGAGTACGAGGCCCTGCTCCTGCACGGCATCGCCAAGGAGGTGGCCCGCAGCATCCTGCCGGTGGGCATCTACACCTCGTTCTACGCGACCTGCAACGCGCGGTCGCTCATGCACTTCCTCTCGCTCCGCACGACCGACGCGGAGTCGACCTTCCCCTCGTTCCCCCAGCGGGAGATCGAGATGGCCGCCGAGAAGATGGAGGACTACTTCCAGCACGACATGCCCCACACCTGGGGCGCGTTCCAGCGGCACGGCCGAGTGGCCCCGTGATCGAGATCGAGGTCGTCATCATCGACGGTGACGAGGAGATCCCGTACGACCCGAGCAAGCTCTAACAACGAAGCCCCCAGTCATCACACGACTGGGGGCTTTCGTGCGTTCTGGGTCAGAACGTGTCGCCGAAGTCGTCCGGCCGGATGACCAGGCGCTGACGCACGTCCTTCGGGATCATGAGCTTCAGGTGCACCTCGGGGGCACGCACCTTGGGGACCTTGGTCCGAGTCACCTGGACCTTGATGCCTGCGCGGAGGAGGTCAAGGGACATCGCCTCCATGCCGCCCTGCTCCCAGTGCTCCCGGAACGTCTTGCCCCCGGCGACGTACACCCACCGGTCCTTCGCCGACTCAGGGTCGATGGCCTCCAGCTCTGCGATGAGCTTGTCGAGCGTGCCCTCGGCCTGGTCCTGGGTGAACCGCGTCTTCGTGTACCGGCCGCCCGGCTCCAGCTCCTTCATGTAGTACGCGATCGACTCCTCCAGTCGCTTCAGCTCCTTGCGCATCTCCTCGCCTCGGGCGTACTCCCGCGTCTCGACAGGGAAGTCCCCGAGTACTGCGAGCACCTGCTCGACCAGCCGGTCGTAGACCTCGGTCGGGTTGGGCGATCCGTACCCTCCGGACTTGCAGCCCTGGCACCGCAGGTAGGCGTAGTCACCGTGCTTGTTCCGGGTGTGGTGGACGATCATGTTCGTCTCGCAGTTGACGCACTTCAGCACACCCAGGAACTTCGTCGCGCCGCCCACGTGGCGAGGCGGCTGGTTCTTCCCGCGCGCATCGAGCACCGCCTGGAGGGAGTCGAACTCCTCCTGGGTGAAGATGGGGTCAGCCACCCGGATCGGCTTGCCGTCGCGTCCGTAGAGGAGTTTCGACCGGCGCATCCCGGTCGTCTCCTTGTTCTCCTCCACTCGGTAGCCCAGCAGGGCAGGGTTCCGCAGTCGACGCAGCAGAGTGCTGGCCGTCAGGCCGCCCGTCACCAGCTCGCGCTTCTTCAGCTCATCGGCGACAACACGAGCCGCCATCCCTCCGATCGCCAGCTCGCGGGCCAGGTGCAGCGCCTCGCTCGCCTGGGGGTCGATGACCAGGACCACCTTGCCGGTCTCGTCCCGCTGGGTCATGTAGCCGTACGCTGGCTTGCCGACCAGCCACTCGCCCTGGGTCTTGGTGTAGTCCCACAGGGACTCGACTCGGGTCTTCGTGTTGGCCGCCTCGATCTCGGCGACACCACCGAGGAGCTGGACCATCATCTTGCCCATCGTCGTCGTCAGGTCGATCGGGTCGTTCTTGGAGATCAGGTTCTTCGAGTAGGTCTCCGACCAACGGACCATCACGTTCAGGTCGTTGAGGTTGCGGATGAACCGGTCGATCTTCCAGAACAGGAGCGCGTCGAACTCGGGAGCACGGTTGCTCAACCAGTCGCCGAGGGACTTCCGCTTCCATGGCGGTACCTTTGTAGCCGACACGTTCAGGTCGCTGGCCACGCCGATGACCCGTAGCCCCTTCTCTCGGGCGAGCTGCCGAAGGTCCAGCTCCTGCCGGACCGGGGACGTGGTGTCGTCAGTGAAGACGGACAGGCGCACGGACAGGAGCGCGCGGGGAGCGTCCAGGGGAAGCCGAGCCTCGGCCTCCTCCAGCTCCTGTAACAGGGCGAGGTCAGCCTCGGTCCACTCGGCGTCGATGTTGTAGGCCGCGCGCTCTGCGGCTGGCTGTCGCTTCCGGCTGCTCATAGTGAGCAAGCTATCACTGGATGTGACCTTGTCTCCATCTGCCCCCAGATGGATACATGGCCACAACTGGCACCGCCTGGCGGGAAGATGCTCCCGCTCTCGGTCAAGAAGCCCTCTGACCTGCTGGAACGCGCATGAAGCGCGACGTGGTCGAGCGGCTGGCCGAGACCCTGATGGCCATGCCCGAGGGGGAGAGGGAAGCTCTCCTCGCCTCTCTCACGGTCAAGCGCGAGCCCTCGGGGCCATCACCCCAGGGCCCTCATCGCGAGCTGCCAGCGCCCCGTGCAGCGGCCGCCATCTCTTGCGTGATCGAGTGGGTGTAACCGGCTCGCGCACTCGGACGGCGAGCCGCTGCCGACACCGTCGTGGGTCTCTGGCAGGCTCACACCGTGGCCCGCAAGCGCACCAACGATGACCTGAACCGGCTGTACTACGGCGACAACCTCGACGTGCTGCGTCAGAACATCGCCGACGAGTCGGTGGACCTTGTGTACCTCGACCCACCCTTCAACTCGAACCGCGCCTACTCGGTGCTCTTTAAGGAGAAGTCCGGAGACGACTCGCAGGCTCAGATGGAAGCCTTCGATGACACGTGGACGTGGAGTCATGAGACCGAAGCCTTGTACTTGGAACTAATGCAGGCTTCCAGCACGCCGAACAAGGTCAAGGATGCATTGGAGGCCATGCGTCGGCTACTGGGTGACAATGACGTGCTCGCGTACCTCGTGATGATGGCGGCGAGGCTCATCGAACTTCGCAGGGTGCTGAAGCCAACGGGCAGCCTGTACCTCCACTGCGACCCCACGGCGAGCCACTACCTGAAGATCGTGTTGGACGCGATCTTTGGAGCGGAGAACTTCCGCAACGAGGTGGTCTGGCTGCGAACCGGCGCGAAGGGGAGTCAGATGAACCGCCTCCCCTCCAACCATGATGTGATCCTGAGTTACGGCAAGTCCGCTGCCGCCACTTGGAACGAGGTGGGCGTGCCCTATGACCTAGATCAACTGGACGCGGCAACGTCCGCGAAGTACTCCCAGCGAGACCCAGACGGTCGCCGGTATCAACTCACGTCCTTGCTTCACCCCGAACAGGGGAAGCGACCGAACCTCGACTACGAGGTCATGGGCGTGAGGCGCACATGGAGGTGGTCCCGTGACCGGATGGAGGAGGCCATCGCACAGGGTCGCGTCGTGCAGACCGCCCCTGGTCGCGTTCCGCGAGAGAAGCGCTATCTCGATGAGCAGAAGGGTCGCGTCATGGGCGACGTCTGGACCGACATCAGCCCTCTGAACTCGCAGGCGTCAGAGCGGTTGGGGTATCCGACTCAGAAGCCCCTGTCCTTGTTGGAGAGGATCATTTCCGCATCCAGTAACGAGGGCGACGTGGTGCTCGACCCCTTCTGTGGCTGCGGCACAACCGTCGATGCCGCGCAGAAGCTGGGTCGCCGCTGGATCGGCATAGACGTAACGACGCTCGCCGTCGATCTGATCGACGCACGCCTGCGGCACACGTACGGCGAGGCGATCCGCGAGACCTACGAAATCCTCGGCATCCCTCGTGACATCTCCGGTGCGCAGTCGCTGTTCCGACGCTCGCCCTTCGAGTTCGAGCGCTGGTGCGTGATGATGCTCGATGGTCAGCCCAATGAGAAGCAGGTTGGTGACCGGGGCATCGACGGCGTGATCCGCTTTCCCGTTGACGGGAAGGGTGGAAGCGACAGAGTGCTGGTCTCCGTCAAGGGCGGCGCAACCAACCCCGGCCACGTCCGCGACCTTGTGGGCACGGTCGAGTCTCAACGTGCCGCCATGGGCGTGTTCGTCTGCATGAACGAGCCGACGAAGGGGATGGTCGAAGCCGCAAACCACAGCGGGGCGTACAACCACCCCGCCAATGGGCAGCGCTACCCGAAGGTGCAGATCATCAGTGTGAAGGACTTGATCAACGGCAAGCGCCCGAACATGCCGACTGCCCTCCTGCCGTACTTCCAGGCGCAGCGCCGGTACGGCGAGGAGCAGACCGAGAAGTTGTTCTGAACACAGAAAGGCCCCCGGTCTCACCTCTCGCGAGATGAGCCGGGGGCTCGGGGTTACCGGACGGGGCACGCGCCGTTTGCGCAGTTCTCGTCCGTGCTGTCCTCGACGGACACGACCTCGTACTGAGCGAACTCCTCAGCGGTCAGCCGCTCGTACGGAGCCTGGGCTCGGGTGCCGTCCGGCATCAGGGTCGTACCCTTCAGCTCCGGCAGCCAGCCACGGATGATCTCGGCGGCCTCGTCCACGTCGTACTGCCCCTCGGGGAAGTTCACCGTGAAGCTCACCGCGTTGTCCGCGTAGTAGCTCTGGTACATCGCCTGGAAGGCGAGCATCGCGTCGAGCGGGATCTCGTCGGCGGACTCCACGACCTCCGGGTCGAAGCCCAGCTCCTCGACCTCGGCGACCAGCTTCTCCTTGGTCGGGTAGGCCACGACCATGGTGTTGCCGGACTGGTCGTAGATGCACTGCTCGACCAGGTGACCGGCCATCATCGCGTCCTGCACGGTCTTCGCCTGCGCCGGGTCCGGCATGGAGAAGCGGACTCGGCGGAGGAACGTCCGGGCGTAGATCGGGTGGATGCCCTCGCTCACGCCAGGCAGCTTCGCGATCGAGCCGGTCGGGGCCACGGTCGTCACCTTCACGGGCTCCGGGATGCGGAGCTGGAAGGCGTACTCCCGAGCCTCCTCGCGGACCGCGTCGTACAGATCCTCCAGCAGCCAGCGGAAGGACTCGACGTACGGGGCCGACGAGTAGCGGACACCCTGCTTGGCCAGGAAGCCCTGGACACCGAGGTGACCCACACCGATGCGCCGGTTCGCCGCGAGCTTGGCCGCCTGCTCCGCGTCCGTCACGTCGCCGAAGGTGGCGCGCATGAGGAAGCGGGTCATGAGCTGGTGGGCTCGGAGCAGCTTGCCCTTCTGGATGCCGCCGCCCTTCTCCTTCGGGGCGAAGTAGTCCAGGTTCACATGGCCGAGGTTGCAGTTCTCGGTCGGCTCCAGGGCGATCTCTCCACAGGGGTTGGTCGCGATGACCTTGGCGACCTCACCCTCGTTGGAGTACGAGGAGTTCCAGTAGCCGGGCTCACCGTTGATCAGCATCCCCTCGACCACTCGGCGGTGGACCTCGACAGCCTCAGCGTGCCGTCCGTCCGTCACCTCGTTGAGCGCCTGGATGAAGCGGTTGTCGATCTCGACCGAGATGTTCGTGGTCCAGTGCTTCGACATGTCGTGCTTGCACGCGAGGAAGTCCTCGATGAAGGGGTCGTCCCACTTCACGATGGCCATGCGCGCCGAGCGCCGGACACCACCCGAGACGACACACTCCGCGATGGCGTGGTCGATCTCCATGGCCTCGGTCGGGGTGACGTGCGGGATGACAGCCCACTCGCCGACCTCGCGCGCAGCCTTGCTCAGGATGCGGCCGATCTCCTGCATCATGCGACCGAACGGAGCCGGGCCACTGGCCGTGCCGCCGAACGTCTTCAGTCGAGCCCCCTTGGCTCGCACGCGACTCACGTCGTAGACGCGGTTCCGGTGGACGACCTCGGTGTCCGTCATGAAGGTGTCGATCAGGTCGACCATCGCGTCGGCCCAGCCCTCACGGGAGTCGTCCACCTCGAAGGCTCCGTCCCAGTCCGAGTCGTACTCGGTGGACAGCAGGCCCGAGGACTTCATCTCCTCGTAGTCCGGGTGGGTCGCGTCGCAGACGATGTGCACGTCCAGCTCGCGGCGCGGTGCGCCGTACCCCTGGAGGTAGCTGGAGCTGTAGTTGCCACCGACGCCGCCGCCTTCCATCAGGCGCATGAAGGTGAACTCGAAGTGGCGGGACAGCTTCTCGCCCCACGGGGCGACGTGGCAGTTGAACAGGTACTGCCGACCCTTCACGCCCGTGGCCCAGAGGTGACGGCCAGCGGGGATGATCGCGAACTCGTCCATGTACGAGACCAGCTCGTCGTGCTCAGCTTGCACACTCGCGGGCCAGGCGTCCATGTCGGTGCCGTAGACCAGGGCGAGGTTGCCCTTGGCCACACGACGGACCGTGTCCGGCCAGGTCTCCTTCGAGCCATCGGCCAGGGTCCTGGAGTACGTGCGCTCGTAGACGAGCTGGCCGGTGGGACCGAAGGGGATCTGGGTGGTGTCAGTCACTGAGTGGTTCCTCCTTGAAGTTGGTTACTCTCTCACTGCCACAAGGCGACAGCCCGAAGGACTGCCGCCTTTGCGACACATTCACTGCGACACGTTCACACTACACCATGTCGACAGGGCGGTTCACGAGCGAGCCGAGCACCAGGATCAGGCGCTTCAGCGTGCCCGCGCTGTACGCGGCCAGGTCGGACAGAACCTTCACCTGCTCCGCGATCTGCTCGGGCGTCGGGTCCAGGTTCTCCAGGTAGAGCAGGCTGATGTCGATCCGCTCGTCCAGGTACACCATCGCCTCATCGGCCTGCGCGCGAAGCAAGTCGAGCTGACCTCGCACGCCCATGCCAGCGACTTCCGTCTGGGTGTACGGCCGGGAGTAGACCAGCCGGTCTTCCTCGTTGAACCAGTAGTACACCCGAGCCACGTCGTCGTAGAACTCGCTCTGCCCGGCCGGGATGGGGGAAGTGTCACTCACGCTGCGATCTCCTCGGTGTCGTCGTTGTCGTAGCCGTCCACGTACGGGACGCCGTTGAGGTAGGCCGTGATCCGGCCCACGCCTCTCTCGGCTCGGCGCTGGATCGTGCTCTTGTGCACACCGAAGAGACCGGCGATCTCCTCCAGTGTCCAGTCCACGCCGTACCGGAGGATCAGGGTCTGAGCCTCTTCGAGCGGGATGCCGTCCCGCTCAACCCAGCGCCACGCGGTCCTGATGTCCGCCAGGTGGGCGTACAGGGTGTTCGCCGTCTTCGGGTTGCTGGCCACCTTCGGCATGTCAGCGTCGGGAGCCTGCTCGTTCTTCAGCCCGTACGCAGCCTCACCGTCCCACACCGTGGGGAGCAGCTTCTCGACCAGGGCTCGGTTGTACCCACTCACTACGCCACCTCCGGGTTGAACTTCGCCTGCTCGCCTTCGTAGGACTTGTGCCTGCGCTGGTTGGTTGCCGACGCCTTGAACTTGCTGCGGAGCAGCCGGTACCCGTGGGTCTTCAAGATGCCGACCGGGTTGTCCGCCAGCTCCAGCAGCTGCCGCACTCGACGGGACTCGCTGGTAGCGAAGAGGATCAGCAGCTCCTGCTGCATGTCGTCGTACTCGACCACGCCCGAGTAGTCCTGGCTGAACGACCGAGCCGCGAGGCTTGCCGCCCTCGTCACGTCAGGGTCCTCGATCAGGCTCCAGTCAGCGCGAGCTGCCTCGGCGGACTCGTAGGCGTTCGTGATCTCGATGATCTTCACTGGGTAGTTCTCCTCTCGTTCGTTGTTCAGCGGACGACCTCCTTCAGGTCGGTCAGCCCGTCGTGCGTCACGGCGACGACCAGGCCAGGAGCACCGGTCGTGCCCTTGGCGTGTCGCCACCAGGTGGACTCGGACTCCATCGCCGGGGGCTGGAGGAACGACCGCCAGCCGTCCGTGTCGACGTGCTCGTGGTGCAGGTGACCGGCGAGCAGGAGATCCGCGTGGTGCATGGCGGACTCGCGGTTGAACGCCTGGCCCTTCCACCAGTCGAAGTGCTTGCCCGGCCTCCACTGGTGGCCGTGAGCGTGAGCGACGACGGTGCCCGAGCACTCGACCACCACGGTCAGCTCGTCCGTGTCCGGCACGTAGAACTCGACGTGACCGAACCGCTCGGGGTTGAGGTCAGCCGCGTCCTTCACCGCGATCAGGGACTCGGTGTCGTGAGAGTCGTCGTACCGCGTCACGCCCTTGCCGTTGATCCGGACGGCCTCACCGTGGTTGCCCGGCACAGCGGCCATCGTCAGGCGCTCGACCAGCGGCGCGAACAGGAGCATCGCGTGGAGCATCACTCGCCGGGTCAGGCGGATCTGCTCGTTCAGCGTGAGCTGCGTGCGCCAGGTGTTGGCCCCGCCCTGCGAGACGAAGCCCTCGATGTGGTCACCGAGCCAGGCGATGTGGACGTGTGTGATGTTGTACCGAAGGCGGTACACGCCGAGCAGGTCGGCGGCCCGGTTCAGGCACTCGACCGTCCGCTTCAGCGTTCCCTCGACGCCGTCTCCGTCGATCTTGCCGAACTGCATGTCGCCGATGGCGATGATCAGCGTGTGCTCGCCGCCCTTGTTGACGATCAGCGTCTCGGGCTGGGGCGGGGCGTACGCCTCGATCGCGGTCAGCAGCTCATCGAGCGGAGGACGCTCAGCGAAGGTAGCACACTCGCGCTTGAACTGGAACCGGGTGCTGACCCCGGTGTCTCCGTTCGCCATCGTCCACTCGGAGGAGCGGAAGCCGGTGACCGTCCAGTCAGCCGGGTCCAGACCCTGGCCCTCCAGGACTCGGATCGCCTCGGACTCGTTCGACTCGAAGGACTCGGAGCGCACGGTCACGTCCGCGTCGTCGCCCTTGATCTCGATCTGCCGGGTGAAGTCCTTCTCGGGGTTGACCTTCTTCACGGCCGGGGCCGTGGGCTTGGCGAGCAGCTTGTCGGCAAGCTCAGACACTGGCTACCCCCTCTCTGCGCAGAGCGCGTCGGTACGTACGGATGGTCGAGGCGGACACTTCGTGTCCCTCGGAACGGAGCAGGTCGGACAGCCACTCTGCGGAGGCGGACCCCAGGAGTACCGGCTTGAACAACTGGCGCTCGACCGGGGTCATCGCCTCCCAGATGGCCGCCAGCTTCACGCCAGGGCGGCCGGGGAGCGGAGTCACAGCCCGCCCACTTCGTGGATCAGAGCGGTCTCACAGAGCTGGAAGGCGTGGTCCTCGGAGAAGCCCTCCTTCACCAGCTCACGCCGCAGGTCTCCGAGCAGGGAGGCGACGCGCTTGATCTCGGTGAACGGGTCCTGAGTGATCTCGTCCTCGTTCACTTCGAGTCGATCTCCTCCACCTTGGCCAGCGCCACGGCGGCGAGAGCGAGCAGGTGCTCGCGCAGCTTGGCCGGATCGTGCTGCGCCAGAGCGAGACTCACGTTCGTCATGAGGGAGCCCGACAGGCTCGGGCCGACCTTCCGCCACGACTCGGCGCGCACGGCGTAGTGCCTGCGGTTCTGGTCAGCGATGTCGCGGATCTGCTCGGCGTTCACCTGGTCGATCAGGGCCACCAGCTCGGACTGGTAGCCGGTCGGCTCGGGCTTCGGGGCCGGGGCCTTGCGCGGGGCGCGCTTGCGGGTGGTGGTCTTGGTCTCGGTCGTCTCGTTCAGCTCGCTCACTCGGAGCCCTCCTTCTTCATCAGGGACCAGATCGCGTCGGCGCCACCCGTCAGGTACGTGTCGGTCACATCGCCAGCCCGCAGGCGCACACCCTTGGCGGAGCGCAGCGAGCGGCAGACCTTGGCAGTGAACTCGGCTCCCGCGTCGTCCGGGTCACCGAAGACCCACACGCGGTTGAAGCCAGCGAGCATCCGGCGGTAGTGGTTGCGCCAGCCGGTCGCTCCGGGGATGGCCACTGCGGGCATCCCGATCATGTTCAGGATCATGGCGTCGAACTCGCCCTCAGCCACGGCGATCTCGTCGCCCGCCTGGTGGATCGCGTTGACGTTGAACATGCGCGGGGGTTCGTCCTTCATCCCCATGTACTTGCCGTGACCGAAGTCGCGGTGGTTGTGCTCCTGGATGCAGCGGAATCGCATCGACAGGGTGTAGCCGTCCTTGCTCAGGTACGGGATCGAGAGGAACCCTCGGAACCTCTCGTGGCCGGGGAACGGGTCAGTCACGACGCCGATACGCTGGACGGTAGCCGCCGTCCGATCCAGTCCCCTTGCGAGCAGGTAGCGTGCGGCGTCCGCCGTAACGGCTCCCTCGTACGCCTTCGTCGCCTCCTCCAGAGCTTCCCTCTGTGAGGTCGAGAGCGGCACCAACGGTTCGTGCTCCACGGAAGTCTGTCCCCTCCTTCTTCATGATCAGCGTGTAACTGTCGCCGCCCTGACCGCAGGAGTGGCAACGCCACAGCTCCTTGTCGAGGTTGTAGGACAGCGACGGTGTGTTGTCCTCGTGGAGCGGGCACCGGGTCATCCCCGTCCTGCGCTCCGGGTGAAGCTCGACCCCGTAGTGGAGGAGCGTGGACTCCAGGGTCGGCTTTAGGTTGTCGTCGCTCTGCTCAGTGGTCTTGTGCCGTCGCTCGTTCATGTCGGCGAACCTCACATGACCACCTCGTACGCCTCCTCAACGGCCTGGATCAGGTCGATGTCAGACTCGGGGTCCTCGAAGAACGCGATGAACGCGAGGAGTTCGTCCCAGGCCGTCGCGTACTCGTCCGGCTCCCAGCCCATGAACCCGATCACGACTGGTCCTCCAGACCGAAGTACCGCTCGACCGTGGTGAGCACCAGCGCCTTCCGCCAGCTCTGTCCACGTCGCTTCACGATGACCACTCCTTCCACCTTCTCGGGGCCGAGGCCCCTGTTCCTGCGGAAGTTCTCGGTCTCGTCCTCCATCTGCTTGATGAAGGTCGACGGTTCGAGCTTCGCGTTCTTCGCCTCGATGACGACGAACTTGCCGTCGAGCCGGATGACCAGGTCACCCTCGTCGTCCGCACCGTTCAGGTGCAGTCGCTCGATGTCGAAGCCCAGCTCGCGGAACTCGTTCCGAAGCGAGATCTCCCAGTCAGCTCCCTTGCGCTTGTTGTACGCCGGGCTGGCCAAGGTTACACACTCCAATCTGAGAGCCGGGGCCTTGCGGCCCCGACTGCTCTGCAACAGTAACACACTCAGGTGTTGAGCAACACCTTGTCGGGGGACCAGTCCTCGCTGGTCGCGGGCTTCGGCGGCGTACGCAGTGCAGCGTCCAGCTTCTCGAAGCGGGTCACGTCCGGCTTGCACCGGAGGCTGGCGTACGACCGCGCCGTGGGGTCACACGGACCCATGCGCTGCTTCACGCAGGCGACCTTGTACTCCAGGCTGTGCGGGTCGAGAGCGACCGTCAGCGACAGCTCAGGCTTCTCGGACAGGCCACCCTTCACCTGGTCTCGGGACGGCGGAGCCCACGGATCGGACTTCGCCTCCCAGCTCTTGTCGGAGGCGTGGTGCAGCAGGATCACGGTCGCGCCGGTAGAGCGAGCCAGCTCGGTCGCGTTGGACATCACCGACATCTGCTCGGTGTAGTCCGACTCCGCGCCCTCGAAGTCCATCAGGTTGTCGAACACGATCACCTCGGGGAAGGCGTCCCACAGCTCGACGTACGCCTCCAGCTCCTCGTCCACGGCACGCCAGGTGATGGGGGAGCCGAAGGAGAACTGAATGCGCGAGCCAGACAGCGCATCGAGGTACGCCTGCCGGTGCTTGCCACCAGCGGCCATGCCCGCCTCGACCATCTCGGTCGTGTCGCCAGTCGCCATCGAGGCGAGGCGCGAGGACGCCGTGAAGGCGCTCATGTCGGCGGAGAAGTACAGCGTCGGCAGGTTCATCGACGCGACCCAGAAGAGGGCGAAGCCCGACTTCTGCGTGCCGGATCGGCCTGCGATCATGATGACCTCGCCGTGGCGAGGACGGATGCCCTTCTGGTACAGGGCCTCGAACGCCTCTACACGAGGGAGTTCTCGACCCGACTCCGCATGGAGCGCCAGAGACCTTCCAGGGGTGAGCACTCGGTGTTCTCCTCTCCTCGAACTACGACACGACGGATGCCAGCGGACGCGATGAGCGTCGAGCAGGCGGGGCACGGCTTGCGCGTCACGTACAACGTCGACTCCGGAAGCTCGACCGGGTCGGCGTGCAAGATCGCGTTGGCCTCGGCGTGGATCGCCGGGCAGTTGGAGTAGTCGCTGTCTCGCGCACACTCCTCGGTCGACAAGCGACCACGCGGGCAGTTGCCCGCACTGGCACAACCAGGCAGCCCAGCAGGCAAGCCGTTGTAGCCGACGCTCAGGACGCGGTGCGTCCTACTCAGGATCACTGCGCCCACCTGGGCGCGCGTACAGTCTGCTCGGGTCGCGACCACCTCGGCGATGGCCAGCGCCCACTCGTCCCAACCGGGACGCTTGAAGATCTTGATGGCGACCTCCTCTCTCACTGCCCCGAGGGGACAGCCCCGAAGGACTGCCCCCTGCGAAGGTTGCACATGACGATCAGTCGAAGTCCGGCACAGCGTCCATCGCCGCGTTGACCTCGGCCTCGCGCTTGGTCGCGTACGCCACGACCTTCTGCTTCGAGGCACCGTCCGCCTGACGCCACACCCACGCGGGGTAGGCACCCGGCTTCTTGGCCGGGATCTGGTCGAGGGTCACGATGGTCGCGCCACCGACGATCGCCTCCAGGTCACGGGCGAGGACGGTCTGCTCGATCCTCTGGCCCTTGGCGATGGACGACGGGGTGCCCGCCTCCAGGTCCGCAGCGGACGAGAAGATGGTCACGTCGGCGAGGACGGAGTCCTTCGGGCCGTTCGGGGTCGGGCGCTGCCGGTCGAAGGAGTGGACCTCCAGAAGGATGGCCACGGCGTTGACGTTGTCCTTCGGCTTGAACCAGCCGCCGCCCTGCTGCGGGATGTCGATGAAGTTGAGAGCCACGGGTGTTACCTCCAGGTGTTGGTGAGTCTGTGCTCGGTGTTGGTTACTTGTTGAGGCAGCGAGCTGGCATGTCGCCAGCCTTGCTGAAGGTCCAGAGTCCGCACGGTGCGGAGGTCCAGACCCAGATCGACCCCGCGATGAGGGTCACGATGAGGGCGACTCCAGCGAGCGCGGTGAGGCGGTCCCTCACGCGGCGCTGAGCGCCTTCCCCTTCGCCTTCCACGCGGCCATCACGACCGGGTCAGCGAAGAAGCTCTGGTTGGAAGCCCACAGTCGCTTCACTCCGTCGACCGTGGTCTGCTTCTCGATCTCGCCCAAGATCCAGGCGTTGGGGTCCTCCGCCTTGGGCTCGGTAGCCGGGGCCTGCGCGGCCGGGTTGGCCCACGCGCTCTGGGACTGGGGGCTACCCGCCACAGCCCAGGGGTCTTCGTTGCTGGCCGCTGCCGTGGTGGTCTCGGCCGGTGCGCTCTGCGAAGGTAGCACAGCCGCCCCGAGGAAGCGAGCCGCGTTGCCCTTGCCGTGCGCCAGGTCGGTCGCCGCGACGACCAGCTCGGAGAGCGTCAGTTCAGCGATGGCCTCCCTCTGGAAGCCGAAGGCCCCCGCGATCTCCTCGCGGATCTCGCTCGCGCTCCCCTTGAAGACCATCCAGGTCGCGTCGTGGCCCTTGTCGTACTTGATCGTGACGCTGAGTTCACCCACTGTGTTCGTTCTCCTCTCGTTCGGTGTCGGTGTCCACCGTAGCGTACCTTCGCTGTGGTGTCAACCCTTCGCTGTGCGGTACGTTGCTCTCGTCCCGCTCGGCCCTGCCAAGGTAACACACCTTGTCAGCCGAAGTCCACTCCCGGAGGAGTGGCGTGCGTCACGAACGGCATCATGGCCTTCCGCGACAGCGACCTCATCTCTCGGATGGTGAGCGCGAGCTGCGCTGCCTTCCACCCGATGTTCAGGTCGACCCAGTACAGGTTACACACCCCCTCGCCAGAAGGCAAGTGGACGATGATGCCCCAGTCCTGGTTGACCGGCTCAGGCACGGTGTACGCCTGGGCAATCTCCTCGGCGGAGACCTCGGTCTTCTTCCACTTGTTCCACGCCTTCTCGTCCTTCTCGCGGATCGGAGCGGGGAACAACGTGTGGTCGTACTTCTTCGCCCGCGAGTAGATCGCGAGCTGCATGGCCATCTTCAGGCCGCCGTACTCCACGGAGCCCGTCTTCAGGTCGCCGATGAAGCGACCCGAGACCGGCTTGCCGTTGGGGTCCAGGCCCTTGTAGCCGTAGGTGCGGTCGAACGTGCCGCCGACGCCCAGCTCGGAGCAGACGACGAACTGCTCGACCGCGTGCACGGTGAGCGGGCTGGTCGCCATCATGTAGGCGGCCATGTCGTCCACGTCCTGGGTCGTGGCGTGATCGGGGAGCTGTTCTCCTCGGTCCACGTACTCGGACAGGTCGTGAAGGTGCGTGCCCTTCTCGCGCTTGTCGTTGGCACCCGAGATGTCGAGTGCCCGCTCAGCCAGGGCGTTCAGCTTCTGCTTGTCCGCCTTGTCGTCGGGATCGAGATCCGCGACGGCGTCCAGAAGAGAGGGGCGCTTCTGCGCCCCTACCAGGACCATCCGCTTGCCCCAGTCCACCAGGCTGCTCTTGTCCTCGATGCAGTCGATGAACGTCGTGGTGCGGACCAGGGCCTTCGGCTTGCCGCCCGCCTCGGGGATCACGAGCGGCTTGCCGTGGCCGTCTCGGGGGACGGACTCGTTCGGGTGTACGGGCTTGTTCGGGATGTCGATGAAGTTCAGGGTCAAGCGACCACCTCCAACGGTTCTCCGGGGGCAGTCACAGGGCACACAGGAGTGAGGTAACCCCTCACCCGACCGTCGTCCAGGATCTTCGGGAAGCACTCGGCCATGGGCACGAGTCCTCGCCGACGCTGGTGATCCAGCACTTCCGCCATCAGCTCTGGACAGTGATCTTCCGTCGCTGTGATGTGGAAGTCGAACCCCTCGTAGTCGAGGTGGATGACGATCGAGCCGCCGTCAACGGCGTACTCGACGGGGCGGCGACCCACTGGTCTCGGGGGCCTGTCGTCCTGCGGCACTGCGGTCTGTCCTCTCGGTCTGTGTTACTTGCGCTGACACCCCAAGTTCTACCATGGAGCACGCCAGTGTGCAAGTGTGTCAGCGAGGGAACCGTTACTACCAAGTGTTCATGTGAACAAGCTGGGAGCCTACCAGCGGTGGATCAGTCGGCTCGACGCCGGGGCGTCGTCTTGCGTGCGGGCTTGTGGATGATGTCGTCGTCACCCGGCTGGCGCGGGATGTAGAAGAACCCATCCTCCGTGTCGGGGTCGTAGTGCACGACCGCGTCCTCCTCGGCCAGCATCTCGCGCCAGCTCTGGAGCCGCTTCTCTTCCAGGTCAGACACTTCCGCACCTGCCCGCTTGCGCGCCTCGACGCGCAGCATCGCCAGCGGGTACAGCCAGCGGTGCTCCTCCTTGATCAGCCAAGGAATGAGATCATCGTCACGGACGATCCGACGTGGTAACCCACGCCGACGCCGGAAGTTCCCCCACAGAGACGGCACCGTCTCGATGTTGTACTTCCGCTTGTACTCCTCAACCATCCAGTCGTACGTGCGGCCTTCCTCGAACCAGCGCAGGACTTCACCTTCGTCCTGAATCTTGCGAGCTGGCATCAACTGCTCCTCTCACCTTGCGCCGTTACTCTGTGTCGTGCAATGCTTGCACACCAGTTACACACAGTCAACGCGAGAGGAGCCAGTCTTGAAGATCGAGATCACCGTGTGCGACGTGGACCAGGAGGTGGGCAAGCCTACCCGGACCTACACGATCGCGGTGGACGGCCGTCAGGTGAAGCGCGACCTGTGCGAGAAGCACGCTGCTCCGCTGGAGATGTTGCTGCACCTCGACCAGACGAAGGCTGCACAGGGTGTGAAGCCCCCGGCAGCCCCCGTGGTCCGCAGCGCTCCTGCGAAGGCAACCCAGAGCGCACCGAAGCGCCGAGCGCGGACGACTCGCGTCATGTCGCTCGAAGAGATCGAGGCGATGAAGCAGTGAGCGGAGACAGGAAGAAGGCCCCCACCGGCACGTAGCTGGCGGGGGCCTTCTCTGTTACTGACCCTGCGAGGGCTCAGAGTCTTCCTCGACAGCGGGGGAGTGCTGCGAGATCTCGTCACGCTGGGCGTACACACCGAGGACGGTGAGCAGGTTGATCCCAGCAACCACGCGAGGGTCGTCGGCGAAGTAGATCGCAGCGATGCTCGCCATCGCACCGATGAGGGCCATGACGGAGGTCGCCTGCGAGCGCCACTTCGCGGGGATGAGAGGCAGGATCAGGTTCCTGCCAGGGGACTTCGGGGTCGAGTGTCGGCCCACGATCACTTCCTTCCTGCTTCCTTCTGAAGCTCGATGAATCCCTTCGGCCCGATGGCCGTGTCGTACTGGGAGTTCGCGAGCTTGGGGTTCTTGCGGTAGAACCGGGCCACTGCGGCTCCGGTGTTCTTGCCGTAGAACTTCGTGACAGCTCCGGGGATCGGGCCGTAGCCCGCCTTGATGAGGAGCTGCTGAAGCTCGGCGACCTGGGCGTGCGTGCCACCCGGTTTCACCGCGCTGTTCAGCGCGACGATCTGCGAAGGTGTCACACTGCCGCTCGACTTGCCGGGCAGCTTCAGCTTCTGGCCGACCGCGATGGTGTACGGCGACCGGAGGTTGTTGGCCTTGGCGATGTCGAGCCACTTGATCCCGAACTTCGCGCCGATGCCCGAGAGCGTGTCGCCGGACTTCACGGTGTACGTGTCGCCGGTCGCCGGGGGCGTGGTCGTCGGAGGCTTCGGGGTCGACGTGGTGCCCTTGGCCATGGCCAGCACCTTGTCGATCGGGAAGTTGCCGGGGTCACCGTGGCTGTTCTCCGGGACGTGCTGGTGACCGCACCATCCCTTGAAGTTCCGCCAGTCGGCGAAGCTCATGCGCTGCCCGGCACCGTTGGCGTACGAGCTGGGGTACGCAGCGAACTTCAGGCCCGAGGTGAGCGGGATGCCGTGGTTGACGTTCAGCCACTTCATCAGCTCGGCGAGGTCGCGGAGCGCCCAGTCGGGAGCCTCGGGCCAGAAGATGTGGTTGTACCCGGCAGCCGCCCACTTGCGGTGGGTCGACGGGTCGCAGGTACCGACCAGCTCGATCTGGAAGACGTTGAGGGTGTTGGTCTCGACGCCGCCCGAGGCGTTCACCAGGGCGCGAGCCGAGGTGTCGATGTTGAAGTGCTGGCGGAAGACGAGCTTCTGCGCACCGAAGTCGGGCTTGGCCGTGATGGTCGGAGCGGAGCCGCCGCCACCGTAGTCAGGGAAGGACGTTCCCTCCGTGGTGTGGATGACGCCGACGTTCACCTCCATCAGGGAGCCGTTGAACTTGCCCCCGTAGAACTGCGTCTTGGCATCAGCCTTGGGGTAGATCTGGGGTCCGTTGGGCACGGGTGAGTTCCCCCTTCCTCGCGGCCGTCAGGCCACGCTTGTGATGTGGTCGTCAAGGCGGTCGGCGACAGCCAGCCGCTCCCTGCGCTCCTGACGGAGGTCATCGCGCAGACCACCGATCTCCTCGGTGTGGCGAGAGAGGACGCGCAGCACTTCGCGCACGTCCTCATGCAGCTCGTCCAGGTCGTCACGCAGGTTGGTCGAGTGGGTGTTGGCCACCTGATCGCGTGCCTCTTGGGCGTTCGAGCGAACCTCCTCGATCGCGTTGTGCTGGCGGCGAAGGAGTTCTACGAGCGCTCCGATGAGGGCCACGGCGATGGTGCCTCCCGTGGTGATGAGAGCCACCTGCGTGGGCGACTCTGCTGCGAACGTGGTCAGGCTCACGAGTGGGCCGCCTCCAGGCGAGCCAGCCGTGCTTCGAGGTCTTCGATCTGCTTCGCCTGGCGCTGCACGACCGGGAGCAGGGCGACGCCCAGCAGGTCGTAGCGCAGACCGTCGATCTCGCCGTCGAGGTAGTTGACGATCCAGGGCAGGTGCTCGGCGACCTCTTCAGCGATGAGGCCGACCTCGTCCTTGTTGCCCTCCTCGCCGTCAACTTCCTTGCGGTCGTAGATCTTCGGCTCCAGCGCGAGCACCGCGCCGGGGTCGATCTCGTAGTCCCGGACGTTCTCCTTGAACTTGATCGAGGAGGTGTTGCGGCAGAAGCCGCCGTCGCCACGGACCCACACCGCGTAGTAGGTGCCGGACCCGGAGACGCCTCGGGCGTGCGGCTGCTTCGAGCCGTTGGCCCACGCGATGGTGTCGCCACCCTCCAGGTACTGACCGTGGTAGTGGGTGCTCGGAGGGAACGAGCCGGGCTTGCCGCTGATGGAGTCCCAGGAGTGCGTGTGGCTCGACGGAGCGAAGGCGGGCTCACCCGTGATGTCAGCCCAGGCGTGCGTGTGCGCAGTCGGGGCGAACGTCGTCGGCTTGCCGGTCACGTCAGTCCACGTCGGGTTCGGGTGAGTGTGCGTGCTCGGCGGGAACGTCGTGGGCTTGTCAGTGATCTCGGCCCAGGCGTGGGCGTGGCCCGAAGGCGGGAAGCTCGACGGCTTGTTGGCGATGGTGGTGTAGTCCACGATCGGGGCCAGGTCGGTCCACGCCGAGCCGTCCCAGAACTCCCACCGGTTGGTCGTGAAGTTGTAGCCGAGCTTGCCCATGCGGGGGTTCTCGGGGCGCTGCGCGGTCTCCCAGTGACCCACGCGGTGACCGACGAAGCGACGCTGCCGGTCAACGTTGGCCGAGGTGATCGTGGTGACGTTCGCGCCGACCGCGACGTTGGCGAGCAGAAGCTCGTAGATGCCGGTGTCCGTCTGGACCAGAGCCGGGTAGCCGCCGCCAGCCGTGCCCTTCACTACGGCCAGGACGATGGTGTTCACGGCAGGGTCGAGGCGAAGGACGACTCGGTCAGTGCGGGCCTGCGACTCGGAAGCCGCAATGGTCAGGGTCTCGACAGCGGTCGAGGAGTAGGCGAAGCCGCGAACGATCGCCTGGCCCGGCTGAACCGTGACGGTCATGCCGGTGCCAGCCGCACCCACTCGAAGGGCGAGGTCAGAAGTCTGGGCGCAGACACCCGAGTCCTGGAACTCCCGGAAGAGTTGGCTGTACTGGGTCTCGGACGTGGTCTGTCCGTCGAAGGGGTAGGAACTCTGTGCCACTGGGGGTCCTTCCTGTGGTCATGAGAAGGACCCCCGAGCCCGAAGGCCCAGGGGTCCTGAGAAGTGGTCGTCAGGCGAGCGCGCACCAGAAGCGGGTGCCACCGCGCTGGAAGTTGGCGGTCGTGATGGTCGACGGCGCAGTGGCGCTCGACGTGGTGTAGATGCCGTGCATCCAGATGTTGTTGCTGATGCCCATCCGGCTCGGGGTGGTCTCGGAGTTCTCCATGCGCCCCATCGCCGGGCCGTCCACCGGGGAGGCGGTGTAGTTCATCCGCCAGAGGACGTAGTAGATGCCGGGGCTCAGCGTGATGGCCGAGGTGAGGTTCGAGGAGGACCAGCCGCCGCCCACGTCGTGCTGCTCCTCGGGCTCGTAGGTGGCCGTCGACAGGTCGCCGGTCGCACGCTGAAGCGTGCCGGACGTGTTGTAGATGCCAGCCCAGGAGCCGGTCAGCAGGCCGCCCGCGTAGCCGTAGAAGTGCCAGACGATCTGCGAGACCGACATGGACCGGTTGACGTAGATGGCCGACATGCGGCCCGTACCAACGCCGGGGTAGGTGAACCCTGAAGACATGGTGGCTGGCGATCCAGTCCACGCCTTCACGCCCAGCGACTCGGGGGTGAACTGCGAGATCGCAGCCACGTCCGGAATCTGTGCGATCGGGATCTTCGTGCCTGAGTCGAGCGTCGCGACACCGTTGGCCGCAGCGCGCTGCACCAAGGGGACCGAGTCCTGGAGCTGGAAGACGGTGCCGTCGCCCTCCTTGACGTAGGTCAGTCCGGCCTTCGAGTAGATGGCCGAGCCGCCCGTCGCCGTGGTGGGGTCGGAGGCGATGTCCTTCAGACCGATGGCACCAGCCGTGCTGAGCTTCGTGTTCGAGTAGGGGACCGTGGTCCCGATCGCGACCTGGCCAGTGCCTCGGTCGGCGAAGAAGACGGTCGACTTGAACGAGCCGTCATCGTTGCGCGAGGAGATCCGGAGGTTCGAGCCGGACCCGTCAGCGGGCTCGACCACGTCATCCTTCTGGAAGGTCCACCGCTTCACGCCGCCCACGTCGAAGCTGAACTGTCGGTAGGAGCCGGATGCGCCTTCGAGGCTGAAGTCAGCGGTGAAGGTGCCGCCCGTCTTCGGCATCAGATCGCCGACGTTGACAGTGTTGCTGCCTTCCTTCAGCTTCAGCTTGCCGCCCTCGGACCACATGTAGACGCCGCCCGTGGGTGCAACGGTGGGAACGGTCGAGGCGTTGCGAAGGGCGAGCACGTAGGTGCCGCCACCGAACTCGGTGGTCGTCGGGCCGATTCCCATGTTGTAGAAGGTCGGCCGCAGACTGTTGCTGTACGGGTGACCCTGGTCCGTGATGCGGAAGTAGGTCGCCGGGTCAGTGCCGTAGGCGGTGAGCGCATGGCCGGTCGCGGGCTTGATCTCCGTGTGCCCGGTGACGACACCACCAGTGGACGCCAGGGCACCCACGTCGGTGGAGTTCAGGACCGGGTCGGGACCGGGCTTGCCGTTGACGGTGTTGACCGAGCCGTTGCCAGCCGGACCGATCGGACCGGTGTCACCCTTGTCGCCCTTGTCGCCCTTCGGCCCCTTCAGGTTGCCGATCGCCGTACCCCAGCCGGACTCAGTGCGTTGCCAGATGTCGCCCGTGTCGGTGCGGAGCAGCATGTCGCCCGGCTTGGTGTCCGTGCTGGAGGTCGAGGTGTTGTTGGTGTACCACTTCGCGCCGCCAACGTTGCTGCCCATCTGGACCCAGTTGCCAGCCTCCTTGCGGAAGTAGGTCAGCGTGGTGTTCGTGACGCCGAGGAACGTCCGGGTGTCCTCCTGGATGTACCAGTCACCGTTGATGCCGGTACCCGAGGTCGGGGCCGAGGTGCCTCGGTACGTCTGGCTTCCAGCGGCACCGGCCGCACCAGTCGCGCCGGTAGCTCCAGTGGCTCCAGTGTTGCCCGTATCGCCCTTGTCGCCCTTCGGACCCTGGGGACCGGTCGCACCGGTAGGACCGATGACGCCCGAGTCGTTCGGGTCAGGGTAGATGTTCAGTGCCACGTCAGAACTCCGCTCCGCTGATGTGTACCTGTGCGGGAATGGCGTTGCCCTGCACTTCGATCGTGTCGCCTTCGCTCATCGCCTGCGAGATGTCAAGCGTGAGAAGGCCGTTCGCTTGTAGGCCGACGTTCGCGATCAGCGGGATGCCGTCGATCCACACGCTGACCATCGAGCCGTTGGCTCCGGGGTTGCTCGCGACGATGTTCGTCACGGCAGCCGACTTCCCGTTGGGGACCGTGTACTTCACGGTCTTCGCGGCCGGGAGTGCGCCTCGGAAGAAGACCTTCGGGACAGCCGCCACTGGTTACCACACCCCCATGATTCGGAAGACGGAGTCATCTACTCCGCCTCCACTGCTTCCGTTGCGCTCCAGCTCGGAGACGCGGGTCTCTGTGTTCTGCACGCGCTTCGAGTACGCGGCGTCGGCGTTGAAGCCAGTCGCGTCGCCGATCACGGCTCCCACTCGGAAGCCATCACTGGTGGCGCGGAGGATCATCCCCGTCACGACGGCAGTCAGCTCTTGGTCGTTGACGACCACGGAGACTCGGTCGCCCATGGTCCAGTCGCGGCCGAACTCGACGGCGCTGTCCTCCATGGGAACTGCCTGGGCGGAGACCGAGGTGAAGCCCTCTTCCTCCAGGATCTCCATGCCGGAGTCGTCCAGCTCGTCGTCTTCGTTCGTGTTCCGCTGGTCCTGCCACCGCTCGATGCGACGGCCCCACTCCACCTCTCCCGCAAGGGATTCGGCGGTGGTGATCTCGCGGAACTTCCGGTCGACCATCTCGCCCTGACCGGCGACGATCACGCGGGTTGCACTCGGGGGAGTGATCGCCACGCGCGAGCCGGACAGGGTGTTGTTCATGACATCGAGTCGGATGTACGCCGAGCGGTCGGTGACCTGGTACGTCTCGAAGACCAGGTCCGATCCGCGCTGCACGACTCGGAAGCCGAGGGAGGCCCGGAGGCCCAGCTCGGTCAGTACGTTGCCGAGCACGGCGAAGCGAGCGGACTTCGTGGTCTCGCTGCCTCGGTTGCCGTGGGCGGCCAAGATCAGGTTCGCCTTGCGTCGAGCGGCCGGTGCGCCCGGTCCGCAGTTCGCGTTGACGAAGGAGTGCATGACCGCCTCGACCGTGCCGGTGCGCACGTCGTGCGACTTCGTCTGGGTCGTGGGGTCGATGTTCGTGGGGTCGGGGAACGCAAGGTAGTCCGAGAGGATGCAGGTGTCGCTGATCCCCTCGAACACGATGGAGCCACCGGGATCTTCCGGCGTCGAGGCGTACTCGTTCTTCACCATCGGCCCCGACATGAGGATGTCGGTCGCGCCAGTGATGATGACGCCGGAACCCGGAGAGCGCAGCGCGTTCGCGAGCGGGTGCTCGACGGACAGCGTGAGCTTCCAGGTTCCGACGTTGTTGAACGTGTCCTCCAGCTCCAGGATCAGCTCCTCGGGACGGATCGCCCCGACTCGCTCCAGATCCTTGTTGCGAACCTCAACCGTGAGGTCGCCGAGCTTCAAGGTTCAGATCACCATCCACTTCCGGGGTCGCCAAGAACAGACGATCTTGGATGCGTTCGTTACGTCGAGCAGGCTTGCTTCTGCCGTGGAGATGCCAGGGTCGATGGCCCAGAACCGAGGGGCAGCGGCCAGCTCGGCGTAGCGGTTCGCGCCGGTACTGTCGACCACCGTTCCCTGCCGGGTGTCCACGATCAGTCGCTGGCCCGCTGCGAGCGAGCCCTTCCAGTGCAGGACTTCCCCACTCGGGGAGACCGCCTTGAAGTTGTTGCCGGGACCGAAGATCTCCCAGACGGGGTACGCCACGGCGTCTCCCGTGTTCTCCAGGAGGATCGAGCCGATCGCCTGCGAAGCGGCCACCGGCATGGAGCCGAAGGCAGACACGAAGGCGGCTGCCGTCAGGTCTCCGCCGACCTGCTTGCTGGTGATCTGCGAGGAGGTCCAGTACGGGTCACCAGCTCGGAACGTGATGACCGTCTGGAGGTCGGTCGATCCGATCGAGTCGACGCCGTAGGTGTACTCACCACCGCCGACTCGGACGACCTTGGTCGACCAGTTCGTGCCGTCGTCCTCGATCATGCGAAGAGTGCACGGACCGGCCAGCATCAGGGAGAGCCGGGACAGGTGGTCCTTCAGGTCGGCGCGGTTGCGGCCGACGATGTCGAGCGGGATGTCGATGTCGCGGGCGAGGGTGCGGGAGCGCCGGTAGACAGCACCATCACCCGCACCCTCGATCCACTGGACAGCGACCGGAGGCAGGCCCAGACCGGACACGCCAGTCAGGGCCTGCACGCCGTACCCCTTGGTCTCAACCTCGTTCAGGTTGAGGGAGTCGAGGCTGTTCTCCAGCCGAAGAGTGGCCACTACCAGCCCACCATCCTTGATCGGTTGGCAGCCGCGAACAGGTCTTCCTCGGAGGAGAGAGACGAGCCCGGAGCTGCGTAGTAGTTGAGTACCTTGGTCGCGCCACCTCCAGCGAGGGAGCCGTCGAGCGCGCCGGACACAGCAGCCGTGAGGCCGCGTGCAGCGCGGAGCTGCCCGACGCCAGGGGCGTCGAACTGGGTGCCAGCCACGTCGTTCGTCAGGCCACGCAGGGACTTGCGAACCTCGCCGTAGCGAGACTCCAGACCCTTGATGAAGCCGCCGATGACGAGTCGACCAGCGTCAACCAGGAGGACACGGTCCAGGGACTCCGGACCCTTCCAGTCGGTCAGCTTCTTGGTGAGGCCACCGAGGGTGTCCTTCACGGAACCGAACATGTCCTTGATTCCGTTGATGAAGCCCTGGATCAGCTTCTTGCCCGCACCCATCAGGTACGAGCCGAGGTCGCCGAGCGCGTCCTTGGCCTTGCCCGGCAGCTCACCAACTGCGGTGACTGCCTTGCCGATCCACTTGCCGACCTCAGAGACCAGCTTGCCCAGCGCCTCGGTGGCGGTGGTACGGATCGAGGTCCAGCCCGAGGAGAAGAACCGACCCACAGCCGCGATGCCGCTCGATGCGAGTCCGCCCAGCCACGACATGAACGACGAGAAGCCGCCCTTGATCGCGTTCCAGGCGTCGTCGCCGAAGCCCTTGACCGCAGCCCAGCCCGACTTGAACGCCGTGCCGATGGACTTCAGCACCTTGCCTGCCGTGCCGAGGATGCCGACCGACAGGAACGTGCGGAAGAGGCCGAGGATCGTGTCCCAGATGCCCTTCGCGAACGTCTTGATGCCGTTCCAGAGCTGGTTCCAGCCCTCCTTCAGGAGGTCGCCGTCGCCAGTGAAGATGGCCTTGATCAGACCGAAGGCGATCTTCAGGACGCCGACGATGATGTCCCAGACACCCTTGACAATCTCGACCAGACCCTCGAAGACGAGGGCCACACCGTTGACCGCAGCCACCAGCGAGTCCGCGAGGATCGCGATGACGAACTGGAGCACCGGCACGAGGATCGGCATCAGGAAGTTCACGACCGCGAGCAGCGCATCGAGCACAGGCTGGATGGCTTCGAGCAGTCGCTTCAGGGCATCCGCCAGCTTGGGCAGGAAGTCCTGGATGACCTCGCTCAGCATCGGGAGCAGCGGCTCGATGATCGCGGTGATGATCTGTAGCGCCGTCTCGATGATCGGCTGGAGGGCCGTCAGAACGGTCTTCAGCGCCGAGGCCAGGACCGGCAGGATCGGCGCGAGTGCGCTGATCAGGGTCTCAGCCAGGGGCATGACCGCCTGGAGGATCATCGTGAAGATCTGGGCGATCGGCGGCAGGATCGTGCTCAGCAGCCCGAAGGCAGCGGTGAGCATCTGGCCGACCAGCGGGACCATCTGCTGGATGATCGGGCCGAGGGTCTGGAAGGCCGACAGGAGCGCGCCGCTCAGCAGCTCGATGACCGGGGTGATCATCGGGGCGAGCTGCGTGAAGGCGTTCGCGAGGGGGATGATCGCGGCCGACGCCAGGGAGGCGACGAGCGGAAGCATCGTGGCGACGAGCTGCATGATCGCGCCGAGCGCGTTGCCGAGCGGAGCCATCGCCGGGGCGAGGATCTGGACGGCCTGGTGCAGCGCGGTGAACATCGCCTTGATGCCCTCCATGACGGAGAGCTGAGACAGGGCTCCAGCGATGGCCCCGACTGCGACACCGATGATCGAACCGGCCTGCGGGAGAACCGTGGTCAGCAGCCCAGACAGCTCGATGAAGAGGTTCTTCACGGCCGGACCGGCACCGTTGGCCAGGTTCTCCATCGCCTGGTGCGCCGCCTTGAAGACGCCGACGAGGCCGTTCTGGAAGGCGTCGCTGTCAACGATCTTGTGGATCGAAGCGAGCGTGTCGCGGAGCATCCCGAGCGAGGAGCCGCCAGCCTCTTCGGCTGCGCGAGCGACACCCGCGAGGATGCCGAACGTCTCCTTCAGGACACCGCCGAGATCCTTCAGGGCGGTGATGCCGTCGTTGATCTCCTGCTGGAGTCCGAGCTGGCCCTTCTTCTTCAGCCACTCATCGAACTGCGTGGTGATGTTGACGAACCAGCCAGCCAGGTTCGGGAGGTAGCTTGCGCCAACCTCGCCGAGCTGGGCGATGATCGAGGAGAAGACCTTGGTGCCACCCGTCGCCGTCTCGATGGACGAGTTCAGGTAGCCGAACATCTTGTCGACAATCTCGGGGTTGAGCGCCGCCGTGAGGTCGGTGGCGAACTGGCCGAAGAACTTGCCGGACGCGGTCGCCGTGAGGTCGAAGCCCTTGGCGAAGCGGGGGAGCAGGTTGTCCACCAGGTCACGGATGGGCTGACGTGCCTCGTCCCAGAACTTCGCGCTGATGCTGTTCTGCATCTCGGACAGCGCCTTCTTGACCTGCGGGACCTCAGCGTTGAAGTCCTTCAGCGCAGCGACGGTGACGCCGATGCCGACTGCGAAGCCGCCCAGGATGCCGGGCAGTGTGAGGCCAACGGCCCCGATCTGTGCCAGCGAGGCGGACAGCGCGAAGAGGTTCGACGCCGCCGTGAGACCCCAGGCACCCAGTCCCGCAATGGCGGTCGCGATGGAGCCGATGATCGGCACGTTCTTGTCGAGGTTCGTCAGGATGTTCCCGAACTTCTCGAACAGGTTGTTGATCACGCGCATCCCGGAGAGGGCCGCGAGTGCGGTGCCCACCTTGGCGAGCGCGGCCTCGTTCAGCTTCGGGACGATCGACACGGTGCGAGGTCGGGTGAGGACCGCGAGGCGTGCCGATGTGATCCGTGCGCCGGTCGCACTCCAGTCGGGCTCGACCGGGATCTTGATCGGGCTGATGTCGTCAGCCCAGTCCTTGATCTGGTCCTTCACGCGGTCGGCCGACTGGCGGTTCAGTTCAAGTTGCACATCCGACTTGACGTCAACGCCGTCGAGGGTGAGCTTGATCTTCCGCTGGTCGGCCTTCTCCTGGATCTGGCGCACGGCCCGAGACACAGCCTCGGTCATGCCGTCCTTGGAGATGGTGGTGTGGAACCTGATCTTGCGGGAGTCCGACTGCCGGTTCCGCTGGTTGATCTTCCGCAGCTCCGTCAGGAACTCGCGGCTCGCACCAGACATGTCGATCTTGGTGCTGATCTTGATGGGGTCGAGCTGCTTCTCGATCCTGTCGAGCGCCTTCTCGGCGTCTCGCTTGAAGCGGCTTGTGTCGGGGAGGACACGGACCGAGACGCGCCCGATCTCCTGCCCACCGGGACTGGCAGCCATGCACTACCTCCGGGAGAGTTGGTTGAACAGGTCAGCGACTCTGACCTTCTTCTTCGGTCGGTCCGTCTTGGACTTCTTGACCTTGGGCCGGGGGTACTCGGGGAGCTTGGGTGCTCCCTTCTTGCCCCAGTTCCCGGTTGCCCTGGTGTTCTGGTTGAGTGCGTCGAAGAGGTCGGCGGTCATGTGGCGGTCTACGCCCCAGCCGAACTGCTCCCGACCGCCCGACGCGAGAGCGGCGGTGAGCGAAGTGTCAGGGAGCCTCTGCACCAACAGGATGACGAGAGACGGAGAAGGACCCCGACCCGCGATCACTTCGGCAAGGTCGATGCCGTAGTAGAACCGCAGGTCGGGGTACAGCCCTTCTCCGTACTCGTCTACGAGCCGGGCGAGGCTCAGGCTTCCCCCACCTGGGTGCCCTTGCCGTAGGTCTCGAAGATCTCGGCGAGGACCGCGAGGTCACCACCCACAGCCTTCAGCAGCGCCTTGCCCTTGGACTCGGACTCAGCGACGAGGAGGATCGCGTCACCGAGGACGGACTCCTGGTCGACGCCGTCCTGCTCCAGCTTGTCCTGGAGAGTGGCGAGTTCGTCGCGCTTGGTCTTGGGCAGACGGAGCGGGTTGAGCAGACGGACGATGCCGTTGCCCAGGTCGATGTCGGTCGAACCGTACTTCGCCTCAGCGGCTTCACGGATGTTGTCGAGCGAGTAGCTGGCCATGGGGTTGCGGACCTCCTGTGGTCGGTGGGGTTGAAGCGGATGCGGACCTGAAGAGAGGGGGAGAACCCGGCGCGCGAGGGTCCGCGTCTCACGCGCCGGGTGGTCAGATCAGGCTCAGGACGCCTGGCCAGCGGCCCAGGAGTCGCCGTCCCAGAAGGCGTCGGAGCCGTCGCCGAGGTCGACGTACTGGCCCGTGGTCCAGGCAGCAGAGGTCGGGCTCGGGGCGATCGAGGAGCCCTGGAGCGCAGCCAGGTTCGCCGGGGCGGTAGCGCCAGTCGGGATGAAGGCACCCGGAGTGCCAGCGGTCGCGCCGGTCGCAGCGATGTCGCCGCCACCCAGCGGGGTGATCGCGTAGGTCCAGGAGTTGGTGCCGTGGGTCATCGGCTTGACGCCGAGCGGCAGACCGGCCAGGGACTCGGTGTCCGAGAGGGCCAGGTCGTCGGCGCGGTAGATCTCGGCCTTCGGGGCGTAGAAGGCGAAGTGGTTGTCGCCGTCCACGAAGATCGCGAGGAACGCGCACACGGTCGGCTGCGGGTCCGAGGGGACACCGACCGTACCGTCCTGGAGGACAGGGGCGTTCGAGCCGTAGTAGAGCTTCAGGCCGTCCACGTCGAACTGCTGGAGCGTGAACGTCATGGTCTCGGTCCGGGCGCTGTACTTGGTCCGGAGGTTCTTGTTCTGGAGCGTGCCGAGGACGGTCGCCTCGCCACCCTCGGAGCTGATGGAGAAGACCTCCTCCAGCGAGGTGTGGCCGACAGCCTCCCAGGGGGAAGCCGGGGCGAGCAGGTCGCCGGGGATCGCCGTGCCGGTCGGAGCGGTCAGGTAGTTGCCGCTTCCAACGACAAGAGTGGCGGCATCGTTCAGTGCCACGAAGGGGTACTCCTTGTCAGGGGTTCGGGATGGGGAAGGGCCGGGTTCGTGGCTTGCGGATGTCGATCTGGTAGACCGTCTCGTAGCGCCACACACCGGTCGGGAGGTCCGCGTACTGCACGGGGCCAGCGGCCGTCGCCCAGTCCGTGACCCGTCGAGGAGCGGAGGTCATCTGCACGTCGATGAAGTGACCTCTGCCGGGCACGACCGTCTGGCTGAGCCAGGCGTCGCGGAGGACTACACGGCACGCCTCGGCGAGGATGGCCGCGTCCTCGTCACCGTTCGGGTCCTCGCAGAAGGTCTGAACAGACACCTGCGCGGAGTCGGTGAAGCGTGTGTCGCCGCCCCACTCACCGAAGGAGGGGGTGCGGCGGATGAGGACCAGGGGGAATGTCTGGTCGGCGGAGATGAGCGTCTTGACCTGGATGCCAGGAAGGCCGTCCCGAAGGACGGCCAGCAGGAGGTCTTCGACCGGCGACAGCTCCGCGAGAGCCTTGATCTCTGCGGGGAGTCCAGCCATCAGTCGACTCGCACCCTCTTCCGCTTCTTGGGCAGGTTCGAGGCGCGCGCCAGGATGTAGAGGCCGTCCATGGCACCCCAAGTGAGGGTCTTCTCCTCACCCGTGTCGGGGTCCTTGACGGTCTTCTCGCCAGCGGCTCGGCCGTACTCGATGGAGAGGGCCGCGTTCTGGCCGCGCTCGTCACTGAGCACGACGTAACGGTTGACGGCACCGCGCTCCACGTCGATCTCGGAGTCGCCACCGCTGGACTTGTCCAGCCGGGTCTCCGCGAGCAGGGCCTCTGCTCGAACCGCGATCTCGAACGTGCGGTTGTCCAGTTCATGTGCCACGGCAGGAAGCCGGGCGACGAAGTCTTCGATCTTGCGACCGCCGACGCTGTCTCGGATGTACGCCATCAGGGCCTCTCTCGAACGTCGATGGACCAGTGGCGTGTCTGACGTGTGCCGTGGTGGTAGGCGGGCGGTGTGACGATGTCCCACTGCTTGCCGAGCGCTTCGACGCGCGACCACAGCTCGACGCCTTCGAGGTCGGCGGCGACGATCATCCGGGTGATGTTGATCTGCATCTGGCCAGGCACCTCGGCCTTGGCGGAGCGCTGCGGGATGAACGCAGCACGCACTTCGTGAGGGCCATCGTTGTGCGCAACATGCACATCGTTGCCTCGGTTGTCGATGACCTTCGTCGTCTTCCAGATGCGCGCGGTCACGCCGCGCCGACGCTGAACGCTCACTCGTACCCCTCAGCGAAGAAGGGGTAGTCGGAGCCTCCGTTGTCGACCGGCACGTAGCCGGTGGAAGGACGGATGCGGGAGTTCCAGGCGGTGACCTCGACGGTGTAGATGCCGGGGCTCTTGCCGCCCAGGGAGGCGAGGAGCTTCTGCTCCTCATCGGTGAAGTAGACGGTGCCAGCGTTCTCGCCAGCCGCGTCGCTCCAGCCCAGGGTCTCGTCACCAGCGCGGGACTGCGTGTACCCACCGGGGTTCCGCATGTACCGAGCCGATGCCTTCAGGACCAGCGTGCGAACCAGGCGAGGCGCTGCATCGTCCGCCCAGCTACGCCCGTAGTGGGCAGCCAGGTCGGAGGCGTCTTCGAGCGCGCCCGCTGCGATGCGCTCCTCGTCCGGGTCGAGGGTCCAGTCGAGCCGACCCTTCAGCTCGTCAAGCGTGGCGTAGGCCATGTGTGTACTCCTTGCTGAAGGGGCGAGGAGGGGGCCACCCGAAGGCAGCCCCCCTCACTCAGCGGGTCGATCAGACGCCAGCGCCGTCAGCGGCACCCTTGACGCCGGTGATCGCGGCCAGCTCAACCTGAGCCGCGTCCGGGCCGTCCGGGTCCGGCAGCACGTCGACCGTCGCGTCGAGGTCGAGCTTGATCGCGCGGACGAAGTGCTCGTACTGGGAGACGAACGCCTGACCGGTACCGGCGTCGATGCCGATGAGCTGGTCCTTGACCTCGCGGAAGCCCTTGTAGGTGTTGATCACCGAGCGGTCCGTGAGGTGCAGGGCGTCGTAGTCCTGGAGCCAGCGGACGGCCACACCGTTCGCGGAGGCGGAGCCACCGGTCACGGACTGCGGCACGGTCGGAGCGCCGGTCGCGAAGATGAACGCGGAGCGGTGCAGCGCGAACGCGGCGTCGGCCGGGATCTCCTGCGAGACGACGATGTCGAAGCCGAAGCGACGACCGATGGTGGCCTCGTGCAGCGCGGCGACAGCCTCAGCGTCACCGACGTTGCTCGCGAGGTTCAGCTTCTCGTCCTCCAGGAGCGCGACCTCCCAGTCCGAACCGACGAGGAGAACGCGGCCCTCCTTCGGGACCATGAACTTGTTGAGCACGTCGCGGGCGCGGATCAGGACCGAGCGCAGGGTGCGGGTGCCGACCTTGCCACCGAGGGTGACGGCGTAGTCCTGCGCGAGCAGGTGGTCGACAGCGCCGCGCTCCAGACCACGGCTGATCGCCTCGGTCTGCTTGGAGACGAGCTTCGCCCAGCCGTTCAGGTCGAAATCGCGCTGCTCGTCGGTCAGGGCGACGGCCGAGTAGATGTTGCCACCGAAGGAGACCGCGACGGTCTTCTCGGTGTACTCATCGAACTCGATGGCCTTGCGGACCCCGCCGTTGGCGTTCGGGGTACCGACCTGGCCAGAGCGCCAGTCGTAGGTCCGGAAGGGCAGGACGCCCTCGACCTTGACGTTGATGGTGTCGTCCTTGGCACCCTTGAACTGGTCGATGCCCTCACGCTGGAACAGCGCGGGGACGACGAGGGCCTGCTCCAGAGCGACGGCCGCAGTCGCGGCGATCTTCTCGGGCTTGATGACGGAGTGCGTCACTGTTGGTTACTCCTTGTGATGTCTTGGCAGAACGTGCGCAGGTTGCACACGCGGCGGAGGGAAGATCCGGTCAGTAGCGGCTGCGGCGGTAGTTCGCCACGGCCTTGACCGGGTCGAAGTCGTCCTCGCCGTCATCCGGGGTGAGGCCACCACCCAGGGACTCAGGCACGGCGGGGGTTACGAACTTCTGGAGGGCCTTCGCGTCCGCTTCGAGGGCAGCCTCGTCGGCACCCTGAAGGCGGGCAGCCAGCTCGTCGGGCAGCTCGTACTTCCGAGCGACCTTCTCGCGAACGAGCTGGGTCTCCAGCTCGGCGATCTTGTCCGAGAGCTGCGCGGTGGCAGCCTCGTACTCCTCGACGGTCTTGGCGTTCTTCAGTGCACCCTCGGCCTCGCGCAGCTTGACCCGGTAGTTCGCGGCCTCACCGCGAGTCTTGGTCAGCTCCTTCTTGGCCCAGTCCGGCAGCTCGGCCTCGGGGTCCTTCTCCTCGGTCTCGCCTTCCGGCTTCTCCTCGGTGGACTCCTCGGTCGGCTTCGTCTCCGGGGTCTCGCCCTCAGCGGGCTTCTCCTCGGTCACGACGGGGGACTCGGGGTTGGGGGTCTCGGCGGGGGTGCTCACGGGTTACGCCTCCTGGACGTTCGTAGGGGACTTGCGCCGTGCCTCCTGGGCAGCGGCCTTCTGCTCGGTTCGGATGAACCGACGCCAGGCGGAGACGGCTGCCTTGCCAGACAGCCCCTTCGTCACCTGGGGCCACAGCTCCTCGTACTTGCGGTTCAGCTCGTACAGAGAGGAGTTGCGGTACTGCTCGCGCGAGAACACGGGCTCGGCGTAGCAGTGGCAGTTGTCGTGGTACTTGTCACCGTCTGCGTACTCAGCGCTCCTCTCGGAGCGGTAGACGGGACCACGGGAGATCAACATCGCGCACCACCCACAAGGGGTTCCGGTGCGCGACAGTCGGATGTAGCCGATCGCGCGCCTGTCGCGGTTGGCGTGGTTCCAGACCGTCGAGCGAGCGCCGTTCATGGTCACTCGCTCTGCTGCGGCAGCCTGACGTGCACCAGCCTGCGCGTGGGCCTCGTCGCGGAGCCTGTCCACGTCCTTGGCCGGTGCGTCGGTGTCGATGCTGTCGAGCTTCTTGTCGAGGTTCGCGGGACCGAGGTTCTGGAGGGCTTCCTCCAGCTCGGCCTGCGCCTCGCGTTCGATCCGATCCTCTTCTGCGCGAAGCCCATCCAGCTCCTCGACCAGGATGCGGTCGGCCTCTGCGTCCTCGGATTCATCTTCCGCAGGAGCGTCAGCAGGCTCGTCCGCACCGCTGGGCGGGGCGTCAACAGGCTCGGAGCGCGAGTCCGGGCTCTCGGTAGTGGAGGACTCTGAACGGCCCTCCTGGGGCTGCTCAGCCCCTCCTGCCAGAGCGGCGAACTCGCGACGCAAGGTGTCGAGCGTGATGTACCTGGGCTCGGGCTTGCGAGGATTGGCGACGGTCGTCCCAGTCCGCAGTGCGCGGACCAGGCGGTAGTACGCCCGAGCCAGCTCACGAGACCGAGCGCGCCTGGTCATCACCAGGTGCACGGCCTTGCCGAGCCAGCTCGTTGCGGTCGAGGCCCGCGCGGTAGGCGGGACCTCGGACCACAGCTTCAGTGCGTCTTCCACTGTGCCGACACCGATCTGGGTCAGCGCGATGTGGAAGGCGACAGACGCCTCGTCGGCTTCGTTCTGCCGAGAGGGCGTCGTCACGCGGCGACCACCTCATCCGAAGTCGGGGTCACCGGCTCGGGGGTGGCTCGTCGGATGGACTGCGCGAGAGCGAGCTGAGAGTCTTCGTCCTCGGCCATCTCTTCCCAGTCCTCGAACTCCGTCTGCGTGACACCAGGTACGCGCTTCCAGAGGCCCTTGGCCGGGATGCCGAGCTGTTCCTTCAGCTTGCCCAGAGCGTCAGCCGCCTGCGCGAGGGAGCGCTGCTCCATGTCGCGCCAGATGACCTCGCCCATGTAGTCGTCGGCCGAAGCCGAGGAGCCAGCAAGCTCCGCAGCAAGGCGGAAGACTCGCTCCCAGGACTCGCCGAAGATGGCCCGGAACTCCGCGATCTTGCGCGACAGCGCGGTCTCGGCGGCGAGCAGAGCTTCGGCGGACAGGTTGGCGATCTGTCCGAGCAGGTGGTGCGGCGGTGTCTGCGAGACAGCCGCGAGGTGGCGGATGCTCATGTCGATCGAGTCGATGAGCGAGCCGATCGGGCCTCCCGGCAGGGAGCCGAACTTCACGTCCGGGTCCTCGGCGAACAGGAAGCGACGAGCGTTGTGGTTCATGGGAATCGGCTTCGGCTGGCCGTTCTCGTCCAGGATCGGGTCGCCGGTCTCGGCGTCACGCTGGATCGGAGGGGCCATGCCGGTCGCGTACCGCACCTCGTGGGAGGTGTAGGTCTGGCCGACCAGCAGGTCGAAGACCGACTGGTTGATGCGGTTCTGGAGCGGGATCATCGGCTCGATCACGCCGATGGTGCGACCGTCGAGGTCGACCGACGCAGCGAACCGGGTGACCGGACACTCGCTCGCGCCGTGGCGCTTGGCCTTGCCGGACACGCGCACGCCCTCGTCGTCGCCGAGCGACTTGAAGGTCACGGCGTACTCGTTCGAGCCGTCCCACATGCGGGCCTTGCCGACCGCCTCGCCCTTGGGCCAGACGGTCACGGTCAGCGCCGCGTACGGGGTTTCGTCGTTCGCCGGGTCCTCGAAGAGAGCAGCGGTGCGACGCGGGCTCAGGCCCTTCGTTACGACGTGGCCCTTCTTGTCCTTCTCGGTCACTGTGAAGCTGTGACCGTAGGTCAGGGCCGCCCGGTAGACCGCAGCCTGGCGGGCGTCGAGCCGAGAGCGCTGCCAGTGCGACCACTCGGGGGAGGTCGACTCAGCAGCCTGGGGGAGTCCAGCACCGGCTGCGCTGGGACGGAAGCCGTCCACGTACAGAGCCTGGGCTGGCGTCCCGACCAGGAGCGGCATCCAGTTGGACACCGAGCGCTTGGCCAGGAGCCGGTACTCGTCGTCTGCGTGGGGCGGCATGTACGGGTCGTCATGCTTGCCGTGCAGGTAGTTGTCGATGCGTTCGAGGCGTGCGCCGTCCCTGTCCAAGATGGACAGGAGCTGCTTCGCCAACGATGCAGGCGAGGTGTCTGCCACGCTCACCGTCCCTTCGGTTCAAGTTGCACACGTCACATGAAGTAGCCGCGACCCGTGCGGGTCTTCTGCTTCTTCCCGCGAGCGCGGAGGTCGTACAGGGCTTCGTGCGCAAGCATCAGCGCCGCGTAGGCGTCGACCTTGCGGGGCGACTCCCTCGACTCCTTGCCGAAGGACACGCCGTAGTTGTTGGTCCGCCGACGCGCGTTCAGCGCGTGGCGACGCAGCGAGCGGTCGCCGTCGTGGGCGAGCTTGCCGTCGAAGATGGAACGCATCAGGCGCTCGTGCGCCATGGTCACCAGCTTCAGCGAGGAACGCATGTCGAAGCCGATCGCGTCGCGACCGACCGGCGACTTCACCGCGAGGCCGTCTCCGTAGGTCTCGGACCACTCGGAGATGTACGACTCCCACAGCGCAACGTCGGCGTAGAACGCCTGGACCTTGAACTGCTTGAAGGCGCTGTGCACCTCAGAGTCGACCTCCCAGCGAGGCACTTCCCAGTTCTCGCCCTGCGGGCCATCCGGCTTCTCCCAGAGGCCCAGCAGGAAGGCGGCCATGTCCCGGACCCGGATCGCCACAAGGGCGGTCGCGTCGTGGGTCTTGCCACCGTCGAAGCCGAGGACGATCTCGTCGCCCGGCTGGAGGGTCAGCGCCTCGTTCCGGAGAACGTCCCACTCGGCAGGGCCGTAGAGGGCGTCTTCCTCGGCGACGATCTGGTTGAGCCACATCCGGCGTGACCGCGACGGCGCGATCGTCGTGTCCAGGACGGACTGGATGATCGAGTCGACGTTCAGCCAGACGGCGTCACCCCGGATCTTGGGGATGACGATGCGCAGGGCCTCGGGCGTGAGGGGCGTCTTGGCGTGCGCCTCGACGGAGTCGTAGAGGAAGCCCACGTCCATCGCGCGGCCTTCGGCGATCTTCATGTACGACTCGCGCATCCGTTCGGCGACAGAGTCTTCGCCGGGCAGGTAGGCGTTCGTGATCGCCAGGTAGCGCGAGTTCTTCTTGGTCGCGTTACCGTCGATCGTCTCGTACATCTTGTGGCCGTTGTTCCCGCTCACCCAGTGATGGGTCTCGTTGAGCAGGGTGAACGTCGTCCGCTTGCCTTCGAGGGCGCGGTACGACGAGGTCACGGCTTCGAGCCGCTGACGGCCGCCGTTGGCGCGGATGAGCACCGCGCCGTCCTTGATGTCGAAGTGCGCCTTGAAGGCGTCCGACATGAGGGACGGGATGAGCGACATGGTGTTCGTGGTCTGCGACTGGTTGACAGCCGTGACCTGAACCCACGCCTGCGGGTGAGGCTCGCCGATCGGCTCCCCGTTCTCGTCCCAGTGGGAGAAGCGCGAGGGGCCAACCAGCTCGACCAGGCAGAGGACCGCGAGGAGCGGGTCCTTGCCCCATCCCTTCAGGCGCTGGAGCACGCCCTTGCGGGCGGTGAAGCGCCCCGTCTCGTCCACGGCGTACCAGTGGAGGACGAAGCGAAGCTGTTCCTTCGTGAACTTCCAGGGGCCGCCGTCTTCAGCGCGCAACCACTGGGCACACCAGCCAGCGATCTGCCAGCCGAGCGTGTACTTCGGAAGGACCCATTGCCCGAAGGCGTCCTTCTGCCATGTGGGACCGTGGAACTCGGGCTCCAGGGCCTCGATCTCTTCCAGGGTCAAGCCAGCTTGGGGAGTCAAGGCTCACCGTCCCTACGGGGTCAGTCGAGCCCCAGCTCCTGTCGGTAGTCGGCGATGGCCAGGACAGACGCAGGCGTCGTCTCAGGCTCGGGCTCATGCAGTTCGATGCGTACTCGGCGGCGGTCTCCCTCGGCGACGAGCAGGCGCTCGAACGCGGAGTAGATGGTCTGGAGCATCTGCCCGGACCGCTTGCCGGACTTCTTGTAGTACGAGAGGTCTTCGCACAGAGAGAAGGCGAAGGCCCAGTCGGAGTTCTGGTAGAAGTCCGCTTGGCCGGAAGTCTTCAAGGAGTCCCACAGGCGACGTGCGATGGGGTGCCAGTCGCGATCCGCGTTCGGGATCTTGACCGGCCTCATCTCGCCCTTGGTGACCTCTTGAACATCCCCGCCCTTGCGGGAACGGGGGCGAGCCAGGTCGGCTTCTCGGTTGGGTACGGGGCCAGACACTGGCTCACCTCCCTTCTCAGTCGAGGACGCTGAGCGCGTCCTGAAGCGCAGCTCCGAGTCGCGCGCCTGTGAAGCGCGAGATCTCTTCGCCGTCGCGGATGAACACGACAGTCGGCACAGCAGAGACCTCGAAGAGGTTCGCCGTGCCAACGTCGGTGGTTACGTCGATGCGCTCAGGCTCGATCGAGCGAGCCTTCAGCTCCTTCGTGAGGAGCGGGCCGAACGACCGACAGGGTCGGCACATCGGCGAGCTGAAGTAGAGCACGCGGGTCAGAAGAGACCTCCAGTGAGGAAGTGGACAGAGAGCCACGCCATGAAGGCGAGGAGCACGAACCGACGCAGCCGCGTGGTCTTGCTCCACTTCTGGCCCTGCTGTGTGTGGAACCACTTCCAGACGTGCTCGGAGAGGGTGTCACCAGGCTCCTTGCGGGCCAGGGCGATTCCCTCGATGACGACGAAGGCTCCGATCCAGAAGATCCAGAGCCAGGTCCAGACACTCACCGGAGACCTGCGAGGGGGCAACCGGAACAGGGGCCAGGACAGATCGTGCCGCAGGGCACGGGATCACCTCCTTGTCAGAGATCGGACTCCACACGGCCGATCTGGGCGTAGCGGGACTCAGCGATGACTGCCAAGGGCGTACCTCCAAGGTGATCGGTGTGGATCTCACCCGCGCGCTTCCCCATCTCTGGTCGCGGCGCGCGGGAAGTCTGAGGCCCCCAGGACGGAACACGCCTGGGGGCCGGGCACTCGACAGGGGAGAGGAGGACCCTGGAGTGCCGATCGGGGCTCTACCCGGAGAGGAGGACGGGGAGCCGCCGAAGTGGCGTTGGGACGCCCGCGCTGTCGCGCAGTCGCAGTAGTTCGTCGCCGCTTGGGCGTCCCACGATCAGAGGAGCCCCGGATGGGACTCGGTGCGCCGGAACCTCTTCTCGATCTGCCGACGCTTGGCGAGCTGCGCCGCCCTCCCTTCCGAGGAGGACTTGCGCTGGTGATGCCAGGAGCACAGCGACCGGAGGTTCGAGTCGTCGTGGTTGTCTCCAGCCACGATGTGGTCGACCTCGGTCGCGACTTCCTCGCACCGCTTGCCGTCATGAACCCAGACGCAGCGGTTGCCGTCACGCCGCAAGATGCGACGCCGGATCTGCGCCCAGTTCTGGGGGAGTCTGTCCCGACGATCCGATCCGGACCAGCCAGTCACTCGATCACCCCCAACGTACGAGCCTCCGACGATGTCCTCACTGAAGAGTGAGCTGCCCGAAGCGATCGACTCGGAGGCAAGCCTTGTACTTGGTAGAGACAAGTCGTCTTCGTCAAGGGGCCTCGCGTCAGCGAGGCTCACATCTTGTACTTCGTCTTCGACAAGCGGGCTCCGTCAGGAGCCTCAGCCTCTACGGCTCAATCTCTACACTTATAGATGGGTGGAACCCCCTCAGAAGTTGCGGCACTCTTCGTGTGACGGCTGTCACACTTGCACAGTGAGCCTCGACGGCGACCCGAAGGGGCGACGGCGGTGTGCTGCGAGGGTGAAGCGGCAGTGGCCGCGCGGGAGCGCGGCACCTGTCGAAGACGACGTACGGCTCTGTGGCCGCCTGAAGGGCGGCCCAGTGGAGCTGACGGGCTAGGATCGCTCCATGAGCGCTCAGAGCGAGTACGAGGTGGGGCTGGAGTTCGCCCAGCTCGTCACCGGCACCACGATCGTGGATGGCCCGGCTGACCCCTCGACGCCCCTCGGCGCGCTCCAGGCGTTCGCCGCTGAGTACGGGTCGGATGCGCTCACTCCTGAGCACGTCGCCGACGCCATCGCGGGCAGGCCGCTGGTGCCTCGATCCCTTGGCTGACCTGGGATAACAGTTCCGCATCGGCCTCTGGGAGCGCAGGCCCCCACCACCCTCATCGACCCTGGAACCGTGGCGCGATCTTGGCCGCT